TTGCTTATGCACTACACCATTATTTAATACTAATCCGTCAATCGGATATATAGCAGAATATTCTGTAAAAAGTTTCTGTAATAAAAAATCTAAATTATCATCTTTAGCTACAACAGAACTAGAATGTGGAACAACGTTAAAACCAAAATTATTCAGTTCATTCAATATGTCCATGTATGTGGCATATGCTGTTATGCTGCCATGTATTTTATATGGAATAAAATCTATATATGATAAATCTTCGGTAATATCATCTCCCATAAACAAACCAGTGCTCACATTTCTTGGTAATTTGGCATCCGGATATTTTTGTTTATATTTATTCCACTGCTCATTAGAAAATACAATCTCGCCACGTATTGCTCCCGTAAATGTTTCCGGTATGTTTAAGTTATATTTAGAAACAATATAAGAATATTTTTCTGTACGATCTATGCCAACAACACCGTTACCACGAGTTAACGCTACAATTAATTTGCCTTTAACGTAATACGCAACACAAGTAGAACCGTCCAATTTTGCCGATATTACCATATCATCGTAAGGTATTTCACAAACCTCATGAACTTTATCCAAAGAACCTACAATACCATAATCGTGTTCTACTTTTGTGTTTTTTATTTTATTTACATTAAAGCCCCAACCTATCGTTTTTAATAACGAACTATTTGGATTTATACTTCTTAGCTCATCTATCAATTTATCAAATTCGGCATCCGAAATACTTTCGTGCCCTTCATAATAATCTTGAGCCGCTTTTGTGATTTTTGTTTCCAGTAATGATTTTTTCATTTCTTTTTCCTTGTTACATTATGTCTTTTATACATGTTTACGGTCATATTAACACCAAAATTATATTCTTTTACGTTATTATGATACACATCTAAATTCTGCTTGTACTCGTCATATTTCGGACAAATATCATGGCAACCCACAATTCTTTGTTCGCAACCTTTGCACGGACAACTCACACTCATTCCCTATTCTCCTTATCGTATATAATTTATTATATACTGACTTACTTATCATTTGTATAAATATTATAATATATTAAAAGTAATTTGTCAAGTAATTTTAATTTTATTTGGCAAAAAATATTGCAGATTTTTACGTCTGCAATATTAAAAATTATTTGATTTCTAAATACGATATGCCACTACGCTTTAATTTATTTACATTCTTTAATAGCCACAAAACCGGTTGCAATTCAAATAACTGTTCCGAAATACTTGGAAGAATACAAGCAACATAATTAATCTTAAAACTATTATCTGTAATAGTTAAAGTTAAATAAGCATCTTCGTCAAAAGATAATCTAAATAAATAATTCTTTAATCTAAAATTATTTATTGTAAACTGCAGAACATTTGTTTGTTCAAAATCTTTTTTATCTGAAGGACTAACATTTATTTTATAATGCTTGTTGCTTAAATCATATAAAAAGCTGCCTAATATTCTAGTAGAATCTTTCACGATTTTTCTTCCTCCGGCGATAATCGAAACTTAATTACCGATAATTCTAAAGCTTGTTTAGTCATAACGGTATTATCAATTTTTTTAATATACTCACGACTCTGTAATCTGCCTAATATTTTAATAACCGTGCCAGGATTTGCCGATGCTATTATATGTGCCGGATAATTCCAAGCTATACAAGGAATTGTAGAAAATCGCCGTTCGTATGTGTTCCATATTGAGAAATCTGTTATTTCCCTGCCCTTAGGAGTAAATCTATGAGTAATACGCTTATTTATAACTCCGCATATTTCAATCTCATTACAATCCGGTTCGTCAATATCAACTTTAGTTACACTGCTCGGTTTTATAAAAATCAACAACCTACTTTTGTCTTGTGCTTTCTTAAATATGCAGTTAATAGAACCCTCAATTTTTATTTTATCTCCAACTGATGGTATAACTAACTCATTTTCATTTCTTTCTTCGCACAATATAGCAAGATTATCTATAATATTGCTTTTCCGTTTGCATGCTACCCAGAAATAACCTTGTGATACTTCGCAACCATTCAGTTCATACTTTGGAGTTGTCGATACAGTTCCAATTATTTTTACTTTATTTTCCATATCCTTCCGTTGCTTTCTGCACAATCGCTTCAATTTTCTCAGTTGTACCAGGTAATTGTAATACGTTGTTAATACAGAAATTTAATTCTGACAAATCTGCATAATTATTTAATGCCCACGATTTAACTTTATCTACAATTTCAATACGTTTCTGCATTAATGCCATGCTGCTAACGCATTTATATTGTAATTCTTTGCGTACATCCAATTCGGACTGATAAACTTTCATTACATTTTCCGGCATATCTTTTGATAACGCATTCTGTAAAAATGTAATAATATTTTTATGCACCGAAAGCATTGTCTCTAAGTTTTTGCACTGCTCTTCCATATTATGCTTGAACTCATCCATATTATGAGCAAATACGTCTTCGGGTGCTGTGGATGCTGCGCTATCTATTTCTACTTCACACCTATCGGCGAAAGCTTTCTTTTCAGCTTCACTCAGCATCTTTAATCTTTTTTGGTCTGCCACGTTTTCTTTTTTCATTTACTATTTCTCCTTTCTTTGTATTATTTACCACGGATTTAGTTTTCGTTATCCGTGTTTTTACCATATTTGATTTTTTCAATTCTAATACTTTGTCAGTTTCCGCTTTAGTTCGTGTAGTTTTTGCGGGTGCCCTAACAGGTTTTTTACCAGAATCTAAACGACGCTGTCTACGTTCCGCTAAACATACTTTATTCTGTGCTCTTACCGATTGCCCATCTTCTGTATCGTTTAAGCCTTGCGTATATTTAGGATCTTTATTTGCTTGTAATAATTCTCGCAATGCTTCCGGACTTAATTTTCTATAATCAACTTGTACACTAATATCTTGAGCCACGTGGAAAGTTTGATTAATATTTTGTTGGACATCTACCTCAACTTTCGGAACCCACGAAGGATCTAACCTACGCATCAATTCCAAAATTGCTTGCACGTTCGGCGGAACATTTTTATATGCCGTAGTCGTATTTTTCTTGCTTGCGATAACTTCGCCAAAATCGTCTAACACGTCTTCTTGATGAATTGTTACATCTGTATACTTGTATCCCATAGCCACAGAGTATAACGCATCCATAAGTTCGTGTTTCATCGTATCCGCAGAATCCATATATCCAGCTTGGATCGCAATACCTAATTTTGGATATTTTTCCAAATAATACTCAAGTAATTTACGACTTATTCCAAGCATTCTTGCGATAACGCCAGGATTTGGGTTTCTGCAAGTTCGTGCCGCATGATACGCTCGATATATTAACCCGTCATTATACTTATCTAATGCGGCACCGTCAAATCCATCTACAATCTCACGAGCTGTTTGAACCTCTTCTGGTAATATTCCCTGCTCAAGCATTGTATCTAAATCTTGTGATTTTTTCGGTTGATTTTTGGTTAATAAATCTTTATCTGCCATACTATTTATTCATCTCTGCACATAACTTATCACAATCTTCTTTAGTATCCGTTAAATATAATTCCGATATAGTCAATTTTGCATTTTCTTTTATAGTATAACATACTTTATTTGTAACTACAACAGAAGATATGGTTCCTTTTTTCGCCACTCTGCCATATTTAGGAGCAATAACACCATAAATATCGGTATTCGGCAATATTGTATAATCAGGATACCAAATTATATCCCCAATCTTATATTTGTGTCTTGTTATATAGTATTCGTGTTCCTCTTGAATAAAATCGGAATTCTCGCCGTCTATTGATTGCTCAATAATGCCGAGTTGTTCTCCGACCACATCTTCCGCTGTTGCCACAATGCTTTCCGGTTCGTCCGCAGGTGCTTGCTCCAAAACTTTTATTTCTTCACCAATACGTTCGGCACCCTCAATCACTTGTTTCGGTCTACCGCGTTTCTTTTTTGGTTCTACTTGTGTCATAAATTATTTGCCTCCTTCCATTAATGGTATAAAATCTATAAATTTATCTCGCTTTTGTTGTATCCTAAGTAATTCTTTTTTAAATGCTGGTAATGATATATTCAACGAGCTACATATTTCTTTCGGGGTATATCTATCACCAATCATCTTTAATATCTTAATCTGTTGCGCTGTAAAATTCTCATTAAGAGCTTCATCTAAATCCTGTTGAATAGTTATTAAACAATCATTCGGTTGTTGTATTGTGTCCAACTTAAAAGTTTCGTCTGTTAAATAACAAACTCGATTAACTAATTTAGAACCACTCCGTGCAGGCTTAAGTAGCCCTGTATTATGTATAAATCGCTTAAACGTACCATCCACATACGCATAAGCGAGTGTACAAAATTTATTTCCGCATGTCTCATCAAAAACCATTGCTGCTTTACACAACGATAGCATACCTTCTTGAATTAAATCTTCATAATCACTATATTTCAGATTTTTTTCTACGTATTTACTGGCTAAACGATAAACTAGCAATGTATTTTTTTCAACTAATGCTTTCTGTTTTTCCGTCATTTTTGGGGTTTCCATCTATTTTCCACCTTATCAAAGATTTTTTCCCCATACGTGATATAATCATCTTTTTATAACAATGCGGTCCGTAACCTAATTGTTTTGCTTTCTCTGATTTTAATTTTCTGCCGCACCTTAAACAATATTCATAGCTCATAATATATTCACCAATAAATAATCTAATGCGATTGCTTCTTCGATTAACCCTAATTTAATACCTTGTTCTACTTCGCTTATTTTACAAAACGCATTTTTTAACTGTGTCGTTGTGAAATAACCTCTACGATCTAAACATTCTTTTAAGAAAAAATAATTTAATCCGGTATTTTCAACAGAAGGTTTTGTAACCGTTTCCGTAATTAATTGATTTCTAAATGCGTTATACAACCAAGCTATAATAACCATCGTTGCGGTTTTATCTTTTAATTTTTGTAAATACGCATAACAAGCTTTATCTTTTGTCATTAATAATTTTATGAACTGTTGAATTTGGATATCGTTATCAAAACATAATACCTTTTGTTCTTTTAACCGGTTATACGCTTCGTCAACCGATATTTTATATATGCTTGAATAAGTATTCAACTTATCAATTTCCAAAAGACAACGACTATAATTATTACGACATCCAGCAATTAATTCGTTCCTATTTTTATCACTTAATTTACAAACGTTTTTAAGCATCAAACTAACTGTTTTTATATCTTGTTCACAAAAATCCACAATACTATTTTCAAAACGTTTATAAAATTTTCCACGCTTGTCAATCGTAGCTTGCTGAATAATAATCATCGTGTCGCCAAGATTTTCTAACTTGTCCCACAATTTATCATTTGTTAAAATTTCTTTTTCATATCGACTTATATATAAATTTTTAACATTTGTAATTGATATTACTTTGTTCCGCTGCAGTATAGAACAAACTGAACTTAAATTATATAATGTTCTATCGGTAATTTTTAATATTTGATTTACATATAATTTAATTATCTCATATTCATTACCGGTAAATATTAATAAGTTCGGAATTTGTTTTGTTTTTATTTTTTCTTGTAATTCAAATAATTCCATTATGCTTCTCGTAATTTTAACAACATATTATCTAAAATATATTGTTTATTCAAATTTTTTGATAATAACTTTTTTGCATGTAATATTATATCAAAAGATTTATAATATTTCTGTGTTTTATCATTTAGATACGCATTATAAAATACATAACTCAATGTATTCATAAAAAGAGATAAATCAAATAAATCTTTATTATCTTTATCTTTTTCAGTCAAACATAATTTGCTTGTTATCTTTAATGTGCTGCCAATATTCGCTTTACTTATATTATTTAATATATTCTCGCAACAAGTACGAATTGCCGCAAAATTTTGTGTACTTAATATTAATAATTCTCCTGGATTTGTTACAACTTGCAGCTTAATATCTAAATCTGTATCTTGTTTAATATCTTTTGCAAATTCGGTTAACTCTTCAACCGTATAATCTTCCATTAAAATCGTATTACCACGACTTTTAATTGTTGGTAACAAAATATCAGAATTTGTAGTTACAATTATATAAGTATTTTTCGGGGGCTCTTCAATTATTTTTAATAAAGAATTTTGTCCTGCTGTCGATAATTTATCACAATCCGGCAATATCATAAGAATCGGATAATTCTGGGTATATGCCATTGTTATCATATCTCTAACACCGTCAATGTTTGGCTCAAAATACATCTTAGGCAAATTCATTTTTTCCGCAAAATAATTTGCCAATTCTTTTTTACCGCTACCTTTTGACCCTTGTATTATAAAAAATTTTGGAACTTTATTATTTATAATCCAACTATCAATTAATTGCTTGTTTTTAATTTGACCGAACATATTAAGCCTCACGAGATAAACTTAATAGTTTTAATTCAATAATAGGCTTTACTTGAACTTCCCACTTTATATCACTATTTAATTTGTTAACTTCGTCTAATAAATAACGTAAAAATTTACTATCAATTTCAACTGTATAATCTAAATCTTTTTTATACGTGTCCGGAATTTGAATATACTCAAAATCTTTAAATAAACTATATTTGCCAACATCCAATAAAAATGCGGTATATTGTTTTATAAACTGTTTAAGATCTGTTCCGTTTCGATATGTTTCTTCAATCGTCTTAATAACTTCCGCTTCCTTACAATCAAATATATCATTTGTAAGTTTGAAGAAAATTTCATAATTAACAGCGCCCAAAGCCTTAATAACGGAATCCAAAGTAATATCTTTACCGAAACTAATAACTTTATCTAACCTGGTTAATGCGTCTCGCATACCACCATCTGCCAATTTACTAATTAAATGTATGGCTTCTTCGGTATATGTTATTCCAGCGCCTTCTTTGTTCTCACAATCAATAACATATTTTAATCTATTAACTATATCGTCAAACGGAATTCTTTGAAACTCAAACCGCTGAACTCGAGATAATATTGTTGCAGGTATCTTTTGCGGATCCGTTGTACATAAAATAAATACGGAATTTACAGGAGGCTCTTCTAACATTTTCAAAAATGCCTGCCAAGCACTTGTTGATAATGAGTGACAATTATGAACTAATACACCGTTTGCAAAATAAGAAGGATGATTATCAACCGTTAAATCGTAGAATAATAATTGTCCGTCATCCACGCTTTTATCGTTGATACAACTTTGGAACAATTCGTCATTATCTCCTGGTTTGTAAATCGTAACACTGTCCACCCGAGACTGTTCAACAAATTTGTCTTCTTTGCATCTTTCAATAAGCCATTTTTCCAAAGGTGCGAACTGCCATCCACCTCTATTGCAAGTTTCATTGACGGATAACCTAGGTCTACTTTGTAACACGTGGGATATCCGCTGTCCCTCGGAAGTTTCGTAGGTATCGCATACTCTAATATCGGCTGCATATTCAACGCTTGATAAAGCTTTAACTGCGACGTTGTATATTGCCCATTGCCACCACGAACACCTCGCCACGTCCGATACGAGCCGGTCTTTATTTTCGTCTCTCGCATCTTTTGCTGCACTTCGGGTGACCAACTTGGATTGTTCATTTTCATTCTCAATGCCGATTTGTAGCACTGTTGTTGACCCTTCGGAGTTTGATAAAACATCCTGTTTTTCTGAGACGTTAAAATTGCTCGACATCTGTCCGAGCATGTCTTTCGAGTAGGTTTCTTTCCAACTCCTGAATATTCTTTCCCACATACTGGACAAATTGCTGTCCAATGCGGTTGTGTCTGTTGTCGTATTTTCTGACGATACTCCAACTGACAAGTCATCGAACAAAAACTGTATGGGTGATTTGTTCTCGCTTTGAAAAACTCTTTTCCACAATTTTTGCATTTGAATGTTGGCATAAACAACATCTCCTGGTTTTAAATCTTTTGCAGGAACCCAACCGTTACTTGTAAAATATAAATGGTCAACGGTTGTAAATGTTTCCACACCGTTAATTTTAACACAGCAGACTCGATTTGTCAACACCCTATTGCAATTAACCTGTGTAACTTTGCCATACCCCACAGCGTTCTGAATGTAATCGCCAACTTGAATATCTTTTATTTGTTTAACACCGTTAGTTGTACTTACCAGCGTATCCGGAGCAAAGCACTCATCTATTATAAACACTTTATATGTAGAATCCAAAGATTTCTGCTGTGCTTTAACAATAATATCTCGAACATCATCCACACCATTATTTGATGCTGCGTCTACTTCTATCGGTAAACCTTTACCTTCATTTAACTCATATGCGAATGCTCTGGCTGAAGTCGTTTTACCTGTGCCTGCCGGTCCTATAAATAATGCCGTATTTCTAAAAGTTTTTGTTTTAATTTGGTTTTCTAATATATCCGTTATTGCTTTTTGATGAACCAATTCTCGCAATGTTCTCGGACGATATTTATTTGCTAACGATATGGTACTCATTCGTTATTCTCCTTGTAATATTCTAATAATTCTGTGTAATATTTCTGTGGTAAGACGTAAAAGCATTCACCATCTGGTTCAAAATTAAATACCATTGCATAATTACGCTTGCGTAATGCAAAAGCCTCTTTCCTAACTTTATCCAATACAGCTTTTTTAACCGAATATGATTTGACTGGGTTCATAACTGTTTTACACTCATACAATGTATCTTCTGTATATACATCGCCACCAGTTAATTTCGCTGCACCCGAATTTGCCGTTCTTTTACCGTCAACCATCTTTGCAACCGTTTTTTCTTGCTTTGTAGAAAAATATCTTGTTGCTGTTTTATTTACCATTCTAATTCGCCTGTGTAATCTTTTACAATTTTATAAAGTGTTATCGGTTTATTATCTTGATACTTGATTTTGGTTTCAATATATCCGCTATCTCTTAATTTCTTTTTGTATACCGGAATATTGCCACGATTTGTACCAATCTGCTCTGCGATATCTACATCTCGCATTGCCACAAAACCACCGTTCTCCTTTATATAATCGTAAAGCTTTTTCTCATTGTTCACAAAATCACCTCACTTTACTTTTTCTAAATTTAATATAGCACTCTTAGCTATCCATCCTTCCCACGCTATATTTTCTATTCGTTGTCGGATAATATCTAATTGTTTCAACGCTTGATCTTCTCGTATATCTCGCAATATACCCAATTTATCACAACATTCCGGACCAATACCATATAATCGACTTATCGGATTTGTAATAACCCGACCGCATCTAGCACACGTATCACAATTTCTAGAAATACCGTGTAATCTCATTCGGATCATACCACGAGTTTCTTGTAATAACTCACCTTGCATAACTTTTAATGGCATCGGTTCATCATTATTCCATTGCTGCATAAATAAAAAATCTTTACAACTTTTACGTGTCATCCAATCTTTTACTTCAATTATATATTGCTGTGTCTGTTGTTCATGCGTTTCTATATTAGGTTTAAGAATAATATCGCAATCAGAAGTTTTATTATTAAGTATTTCACTAATATCTTTATTATCTATCTGTTGTCCATCCACATAAATAATGCCAGGATATTTTGATAAAAACTCAAACATTACTTCTCCTTATTATTATTCTTATATTTATAATAACACATAAAAGATATATTGTCAAGTAATTTTAATAGATATTTTGAAAAAATTTTAATTTATTATTTCTTCATCTATAAATGTTGCTTTCATATCGGCAATATGTAATAATAACGACAACGGCTGAGTTATAAATGCCTGAGAAGATTGAGCGTCCACTGAACCATATTGCTCAAACCCACCCATATGATACCTAATCGCTGTTGCAGTTGCCAAAGATAATCCTTGTACAAAAGTCATAACAATATATAAACTCTTCACCCCATGACCCATAACAAAAGATTCTTGCTTTTTATAAAATGGTTTTTCAACCCATATGGTACGACCGTTTTCCACCGTTTTAACCGAACGTTTATCTAAAATATATGTATTACATTTGCATAAATCATGACACAATGCTGCCAAACATATTTCTGCTTTATTTGCTCCCAAAATATCTTCTAAATCAGAATCTTTAATGTCTTCTAGCAACAAACGCTCACCAGAATTTAATGCTACAGTCATATATTCAGAAACCTCATTCTTAAGCCTATAATATACATTTATTGAATGCTCGCACAATCCCCCAGCATAATTTGAATGGCAAGTTGTACTTGCTGGAGCTGTGAAAAAATCAGTGCTCTTTATATAATCCAATAATGCGTTAGCCTGCGGAATTTTAGAAATTATATTATCCGCAAACAGTTTTTCAAATTCACTCTGCTGTTCTTTAATATTCATGATTACATCTCCTTGTATAATATATTATGCTAATTTACTATTAAATTGTATATAAAATTATATATAAAATTACCCACAAAAAGAACAACGCTTTAATAACTAAATAAAGCGTTGTTTATAATATTAAACTAAAAATAATTACATCGTAGGTTCTTTCGATATTTCTTGCAGCACTTTAGATCTCAATTTATTATAATATTCTGTGTTCTTACGCATGTACTCAATAACACTATTCATACCTTGCAGTTTAACATCCATTAACTCACCAGTATCTATATCGTATAATTTATACCAAGCACCTTGCTTAAATAATAATCCTAATTCTTCAGCTGTTTCTACCGTATCTTCAAATACTCGAATACCACTATAATAATTTAACGTGTACGTAGTTAAATGCCTATCCGGTAAGCTACATTTTGTTTTAAGCTGAACCATTTTAACAATATTTCCTGCCGGGCTATCCGGGTTCATACCTAATTCTTTACCATCTTTATCTATATACTTTCCCTTATGGAACATAATACGTAAAGAACATTGATGTTTCCAAGCTTTGCCACCCGGAGTAACATACGGATCATATTTATTTCCTAAATTTTCTCGTACTTGATTTATTCCAATAAAAGTACATTTATACTTACGCAATACCGGAACAACTCTATTTACAAATTTAGTCATTAATTTTGCAATACCGCATACTACGGCATAATCCATATCATTTTCCAAATCATTTCTAGAAACCATACTGGCTAAGGAATCTAAAACCAGAAAGCCAACCTCGTCCGTTTCTAATAACTTTATAATATAATTAAAAATATCTTCAGCAGCTTGTCCGTCTGGCTGATACAAATATATCTTAGAAACATCCAACCCTAATTTAGTTGCCCACACGGTGTCAAACGTATGTTCTACGTCTACATATACAATTCGTTTAGCATCCGGTCTTTTCTGATAATTTGCAGCAACATCTATTGCACTTGTGGTTTTACCGCTATTTTCAGGTCCACTAAATTCTGTTATATGATATAACGGTATACCACCATAGGTCATCCAACAAGCTTTAGGTGAACTAAATGGAATTTTCTCATATTGCCGCTTAACATCGCCACAAGTTATAACTACATCCCCAGATTGCTTATTGATTTCTTTTATAACACTTTCAAAATCTATCGCCATATTATTCTCCTATTGTATATTATTATATACCAAAAATGCTATATTTTGTATAAATAAAAAGCATTTCATCGTAATATTTCTTACAACAAAATGCTAAATATAATTATCCGTTATTTGCGTTAAATTACCACAATAATATAAAATTGATACGTTATTCAACAAATTAATAATCTTGTCATATTCTAGCGATTTTGACGAGATTAAACCGATTGTGATGGTTCATTTATCCTACGAGATAATATCTTCTTAATTACTGCTAATAATTCAAACCCGACTTGTACTTTAGATTGTATCATTTTATATGCTCGTGTAGATGCAATAGATACAATAGTTTCTACTTGTGTCGATAATTCCGCTTGCGATTTTTTCTCGACAGCCGTACCATTCGTACTTATTAAAATACGATTATATTTTTCTGTCTTTAATGAGTTACTAATATCGCTACGTATACCTACATTTTCTTGTGCCGAACTTGTGTAATATAATAATAAAGATAATTTCATTGCTATATCTTCGTATTCTGCAGTTGTCCAATCCTGTTCCGAATTAGAATAAAGCATTTCTCGAATTTTATCAATCGCTTCATCCAAATCTTTACAATATTTACCGATTATATCTTTAAGAATTTTATCAATAAATTGACTATTACTTTCCACATCTATCCGGAAATTATCAATATTATCTTTTAATGTTAATGCTCTAACACCCATTTTTCTGCTCCTCAAATAATACCGTTAAGTCGTACTTTCCTAAAATTCTTTTATATTGTGCCGGAATTAACTTAACTTTACTATTTGTTTTTGAAATATCTTGTAAACTTATATAATTAATACTCTTTGCTCCGCCGTTGCGTAATAATTGTAAAACAGAATAATCCACTGCATATGTTTGCTGCTTATCCACAAACCAAATTAGAAAAATTCCCTTAACGCCTTCGCACACACAACGGTCCGCAATTCTGTCTATCTGCACTAGATTTTGTATCGGTATAGATGCTCCGTGTATTGTTTTACATTCCACAAAATATATATGTGGATATTTATACACAATAAAATCGCTAGGAGTATTTATACCGATAAAACCACTGGTATTATCATACAATCGCTCGCATAATACACCGGATAAGTTATTAAGTGTTTCTTTAATTAAGTGTTCAAATTGTTTTCCACGATTTATAGCCATATCATCTAAATTTTTTACATTCGGTTTTATATGGGCAATACGTACAAGTTTTACGACTATCGCATCTTGCCGGAGGTATTAAATCCTTTACTGCCTGTTCCACACACTCAAATCTTTGAACTAACTTTAATCTATCTTCATCTGATACTACGGTATGAAAACTTTTAGGAGTACAAAAATTACGTTCTTCATACAACCATAAAATATCATTAATACCTAAACTTAATGAATATGATACAGATTGATACTTATGATATTCATCTGCACTATTTCTACCAAAACCTTTATCGTCTGTTTCAGTTTTAATTTCCAGTATGTAATATTTGCCTGCGTGCTTAACTATGCCATCGCATAAAAAACTAATATCATATCGAGTATCTAATAAATGGGTTTCAAATTCTTTTTTGTTTCGGATTTGAAGATAATCTAGATGATGATCTTTAACATACTGCTCAACATCCACCCATTCCCAATCTTTACCATATTTGGTCATCTTGGAAACATATGACTGAATAGACTCGTGGCTATTAGAACCTGTTTCACAAATACGAATACCATTATAATTACCAAGTTCACTATCTAGTGGTGCCTGTATTCGGTCAAAATACATAATACGCATGCAATGCAACGAACTCGGCTTAAAATGCACAGACCTTTTAGAAGGAGGGTTGCAAGCTGCAACCACTGCCTTCAAATCTGTGATAAAAACATCTTCAACCGGAAGTATTTCTACCTTATTCCGTATTAAGTCCATTAATAACTTATTTGCCATTATGCTACTTCACCGTCATCATCGATAATCGGAACAACGTATTTAGTGTTTTCGTCCTTAAGACATATTCCGTTATCGTGACCAAAAACCAACGTTACAACTTCTGTTGCCGCTACGTCTATAAGTGCTTTAAGATCTAATAAATCGACATCATAAGAATTTGTATTATTTATTGATTTTTCATTATATGCGATCTGTTCTACAGCGCTTGCATGTGCATTTGTAATAATCAATGCGTTTTCACTAAAATCTAAATGAATTTTATTTTTATCTACTTTATCTACAAATAATGCCAAACGATCTAAAATACTTGCCAACTTATTTCTAGGAACTTTAACTGTATTGTTAAATTCTGGAGCATTAACCAAATTCTTTAACGGTTCGGTAGGATACAAATCCAAACCTTCCAAAGTCGCTCCGGTAATGCACATATCCGCCGCATCTAATTTTATTTTATTTGCCACAATAGTTACATTTGTAGTTTTATCTTCAATTAACGCAAATAATTCTACCATACTTCCAGGTAATAATGCGGACATATTCTTAAGATCTACTTCGGATACGCATGCGGTGTTATCATTGTAGGTAAATATACAATTATCTTTTACACAATATCCGGTAAATATAGGCTGGTCAAACGATTTTGATACCGCTAATTTATTATAACCTAATAATTTTTTAAGGTCTTTTGTTGCTACCGTATACGTAGTCAATCCATTTACCTCAATCGGGGTTATCTTTGCCATTGTTCCTTCTTCGTCAACAATTAAGGGTAACTGATACGCACCATCCCCCTCAAACATTAAATAATTATCTTTTAATTCTAATGTTATGAATTCCGAAGTAGTTTTTGCAACCAACTTTCCAAATAATTCACCACCGGTGCATGCGTACATAGATACATTTTTATCTACAGCACCCACGATACGTACGTCTACATTTGTAGAATTGTTCGTTGTAGATAATGTAACGACACCATCTTCAACCGTAATGCCAATAGCAGACGTAATTGCCAAAATAGACAAATTACCAATACCTTTTACTGCTTTTGCTGTTGCTACTTGTAATGCTTCTGTTTTAATTTTTACCATTGTTTCTCCTTAATTTTATTAAATTATATATTTGAATTATAATTAAAACACTATTTAATACGATAATACTTATAGAATTTATCAAAATTCCATAAATCAAATAAATTGTAGCTCCAATACAATCAACAATTCTTACCCAGATAATATCCTTAAATAAAAATGCTGCCAAAACAAATAATGAAGCTATAATACCTACGATTTCTTTCCAATTTACCACTTGAATGTTCCTTTTACTGCAGATAAAAATTCCATTTTAGTTGCTGAATTTTCTTTAAAGCAACCACTAACGGCACTTGTAACTACAGATGCTTCCGGGCTACGAACCCCACGCATTCTCATGCACATATGTCTGCCCTCAACCATAACTGCAACACCTTGCGGATGAATTTTCTCTAATGCTTTTACAATCTGCTGTGTATAATCTTCCTGTAATGCAGGTTGTTTCGCCAATAATATTGCTAATCTAGATAATTTAGATAAACCTAAAACGTGTCCTTCCGGATCTGGGATATATGCTATCGCAACTCGATATTCCACGGGCAATAAATGATGCGGACACATTGAGAATGCTATAATATTTGTATCCAAAACCATATCATTATGCCCATCTGACGGAAACGATGTACTAAGAATATTTGCTACCTTTTCATCTGTATCCTGCACACCTTCAAAAATTTCATAATAGGCTCTTGCCATACGTTTTGGAGTATCTTTAAAATTAGCATCATCCAATTTAAATCCCATACGTTTTAAGCCATCTAAAATATTATTTGCCGCTTTTTCAAACTGAGTTATTCCAACAAATTTATTAATAAAATCTTTCTGTTCATGGTGTAATTTTGTATGGCAACTACGACATAAAACCATAAGATTTTCAGGTGAGTTATCGGTTAATTCATCTATAAAATGTTCTCCATTGATGTGATGTACCACAGCTTCTTGCTCTGTCAATTTTTTACCGCATCTAGCACATGTACAACCATGAGCCTCAAATGCTATCTTTCTATAATCTACGTGTTTCTGATGTGCTTCTGAATTTTTCATATTCCACTCCTCCGAATGTTTTATTTTTGATAATTTATCTTTTCTAATTTCTATCTGTGCTTTATCTGACATTTGCCTTTTTGCATTATCCGACTGTAATTTTCGTCTTTCGTCTGTATAACTATTTTTAATAATATTAGAATGATCTTTATATCGACACTCTCGACTGCAATATAAACCTTTACTTACTCGTGGATCATATTCAAACTCTTTTCCACAAACTTTACAAATAGCTTTTTGTTTTTGCATTATACACCTCTTTTATTTTTATCCCAAATTATTTTATGCATCTGAAGATGAACTTTATAATTATAATCTTTAGGAGCATCATACATTACAAAATTAACAATATCTACCGGATCGATTTCCCCAAACACCGGGCTTATATACAACGGGATACAATGAAGAATCTCATTATCTTTTGCTCTATCCGTTATATAATTAACAAAATCAACCATATCCTGTTTATTTGCAACTACGCATTTAACTACATCTGCATACGTTAAATACTGATAATTATTCGCCAGCATCTTTTCATTCTGTTTGCTGGATAATGCTTTATAATCTATTGTAAAAAACACATTATCAAAATCAACAAACGGCGAAATATCCACTGCACCATTAGTTTCTATATTTATTTCATAATCATGCAAGGCAGCGATTAATTTGTCAATATCCGGCGTTATTAACGGCTCGCCACCGGTTAATGTTATCTGTTTACAATTATATGTGGCAACTTCGTCTACAATTTCTTCAATCGTCATCTCACGAGCAAGGCTATCACCGTTACCCCACGAATATTTAGTATCACACCAAGGACATGCTAAATTACACCCAACCGTTCTAATAAATACGGCGGGTTCACCACAACGTCTCCCTTCTCCGTCAATACTATAAAAAATTTCTGATATTTTCATCTTACGCCTCCGCAACCGAACTTGTGGTTTCGTGTACTCTAACTGAACTTACGATAACATGTTCCATTGAATTATAATTCGTGTAATCGTCCAAGCAATACTGTAATCTTTCTTTGAATACTTTTGCCATATTTTCAGCTGTCGGATTATACGGAACAACAACAACTCGCATACCCATTTTGTGCAATAATTCGATTAATTCCGCATTTTCTCCACACCGCTGCAACATTGTACAATGATCCAATATTCCGAATTGTTCTTCCCAAAGCTGCTTAATTATCGAAAAATCTAAGACCATACCACTGTTGATATTATTACCTTCCAGTGTAATATCCACCACATAACTGTGTCCGTGCAAATTTTTACACAAACCCGGATGCCCAACTAATCGATGAGCCATTTCAAATTTTACTGTTTTTGTTGCTTTCATTTTGTTTAAGTTTCTCCTGTTTTTTCTTTATAATATATTTTATTATATTCTCCCAGTCAATCTGTACAACTGATTTATCGTCAATCATAAAATCTACGTCTATTTTACGGCTATTTTTTCTTAAAGGATATTCGTTAAAATAATCAAAATATAATCCGTTCTGTTCACATAAATTTCTTGCCTCAACTAAATCCTGCCCTTCTCGTGTTGTCCACAATACTAAAACACAACCATTCTGTTGTAAACATTGTAAAGCTTTTATTGCTTGCGGATTTATATCTCCAGTTTTTTCAAAAGTAGAATTTTGTGTTAATGTGTTATCAAAATCTACAGCTACTACAAACGTACTCGCATATTCAGGTTTAATATCCCACTTTCGGATAAAATAATTTGAATTTACATCTTTTTGCTTATTACCATTACAACGAGCTCTCTCGCCACCGGTTTCACCACGTAAATGAAATGCTGTCGCTACTGAAGAAAAAATACATTTTCTGCCCATCTGAGTTATATTGTACGTGCTATCGGTTTCTTCAAAATTCTCTGCTCCACGTGCATAACTCATATCTATACGATAACAACAATTTCTAACAAAAAACGCAGTACCTTGTAAGCAATCACACTCAAATTTTTGTGTCTTATCCTTAAAATAATACACTTGATATTTATCTGCAAAATCTACTAAATTTGTATACGGATTTATATAAATACGATTAACTTTAGTTACTTGCGGTGTTTCTATAGGCTCATATGAATAATCTCGATAATGACCGATATCTACCGGAGTATGAATACATCCACTAATAGCTCCAACACGAGGTTCTTCAAAATCATCTAATAAATCAAAATAATTTGAAGATAAAATAGCGTCATCATCTATAATACCTAATATCGGCTCGCACGCAACCTCTTTGAACCAACATTTTGCACCTGTTGTGCCGGTAAACCCGTCTTTTATCGTATATTTAATATTTTCTAATTCAAACATACGTAAAAGGTGTTTCGTGTTAATATCCGTGGATTCTGCCATTGTACCACTAACTGCTATAATGATTTCAGATACCCGGTCGCTGTGAATACCAAAAAGATTCGCCAATAGCATATTTAATTGTGCAGGTCTTTTATATGTGGGTATACATACAGAACATTTAATCATTTTCAAATTCCTTAATAAGATTATTTACTGCTTTAACACAATCTTCGCCCTCTTTATAACGATCTGCATAATACGTTCCAGAATTGTCATTCTTTCTGATAAGTACGTTCGCTTTTATATACTCGTACATCTTTTTCTTCTGCTCATACGTATATGGATATCCATTATTATACATCGTTACAAAACGTCTAAAACAAGGTTTACAAGCCAAACAAGGTTCACCGTGTTGCGGATTAAAACAACTAAATGTTCCATCATAAACTTCTTGTATTGTGCCACCATTTGCAAGATATTCTTTTATCATATCATCTTTAGACATTTCTAAAAAACGTCTTTCTAACTTAATATGCTTGCCGGCAAATACACTCTGTTTCTGACTTAAAAAATTCAACATCTGTTCTGCTTTATCAAAAAATTCCGGAGTTTTATCAATCGCTCCCCTATCTCCAGCTGTTGCTCCTAAACACAATTCGTCGCCATAATTGCTTGCAATCATTAGAAAATATAAGTTACGCATAGGTACAAATTTCGTTTTAGAATCTTCAAACTGACCTAACGGAAAATCTAAAATTTCTACATCTTTCGGCAATTTCGTTAATTCGGTATCGCTATACGCTCCGTGGATGTTTATATAAATCTTTTTATCTGGTTTCCATAATTTATCAATCAGCCAACTGTCCATTCCACCAGAATACAATAAAACTTTTGTCATAGTTATTCTCCTTTTGTTTTATACTTTATTATATGCTTTTTATTACACTATTCTGTATATTACAACAGCGATTTCTTTCCTACAGCTTTATACGGCTTATATTCATAATGATCTGCCCAATATTGCATATATTTAGCATTGTACTTAAGTCGTTCATTTTGATCTTTACGCAATGTCTCAAAATCAAATCCAAAATCTGTTACCCATTTAATAATTTTCTGTTGTTCTTCTTTCGACCAACAATCAAACGAATTAGGACGACTTGTTTGCCTATCCGAAATAAATAATTTACCAAAAGGTGTAATTAATAACCCATAAATACTATTCATAATCCAAACGGTACTATCTGTGCTATCTGCATTAATATGCTGCAATTCGTTCATTCTGGTATATCCAAACAAATGAATTTTAATATTTGGTAATCTTTTCTTTATATAATTACAGGTATCCACGCACCATTTAAAGCTTTCGCCAATACCGTTTGCCATACCGCCTAAACCAATATACTGCATATTTGGATGCTGTAAATACCATTCAATCGCTTTATCTAAGTATTGTATTCCGTCATTTCTATGATATACAAACAAGCATTTATCTGCATATTTACTATGCTGTTGAATATACATAAAATTATCCCAACCACGTTCAACGCAATCTTTTGCAGCAAATAACTCAGAATGCGTAATAACACCGGTTTTAAGATAACTCATATCCGGAATTACGTCCAAATTAGCGAACATTGTTATATTATCACCAATCTGGTCGATCTTATCCACATAATCCGAAACTTTAATTTCAACGCCTTTAGTTAATGCAGTAAATGCTCCGGAATCTATAAAAAATGAATTATGTAATTTACCCTGCTGACGATCTTCTACAAATTTTTTAATATTTCCCCAATCATTTAACTGGGATAACAACACTGGATAATCTTGTTCAACAATCCAATTATCTTTTTTACTATACGTAACCCCAGCTAAAAATACTTTAAATTTACTCATAACTCAATACTGTCTCCATACCACACTTTACTTATTTCAACATCGCATTTCTGCTTTATTTTAATAACATCTGCCGATGCCGTACACATACATTCAGATAATAATTCCGCACACCGTTTAGCATTTTGTATCGGGCACTCACCGATTAATTCATCATGTACACCAATCAATAATCTAAAACCCAATGCTCGCATTTCTTCATTATTATAAATTTTAAGCATCGCTCGTTTCGTCATATCTGCGGCACCGCCCTGTATACGACTATTAACACATTGTCTTATTGCTTCAGATAAATAACCGCCGTTATCGTGTATTCGTATGCCTTCCTGTTCCGCCTCACGTTTAACAGCTTCTTTGTCTCTATACCACCGACATTTATTTAATTTATCGGTATAATAATCAATATCTTCTTGTGCTACTTCTGTGCTATACGTCTCATTTTCATCAAAACTTAACGGATTAAAATTCTGCGGGCGTGCATTTATTAAACTGAACTCATATGGGGGTAATTGTATATTTTTAATATATCTCTTACGACCGTACCATGTTTCAACATACCCGTTTTTCTGAGCGTCTTCAACTGTTTTTTCACTCCAGTCTTTAACTGTAGGAAATGCTTTATAAAATTTATCAATAATTTCTTGAGCATCCTTAACGGGTTTCTTAATTTGCTCAGCAATCGCTTTCGCACCACGTCCATACATCAACAATAACTCAATTATTTTCATAATTGTTTAGACTATCTCTTTATCCAATACTGGATACAAGGCACTTCAATCAGAACATCCCTGACTTACTTCCTGTCGGAATAGTCGTTACACTTATCCTTATATAACCATTTAAATCCATGTGCCGTAACTGCTCTATGCTTGCAGTATACACAAACAATTATATAATTATTTAGCACGGTATTAACTTGCTTTAAATAGTTTAGTCTTCACCGTTAGCACAACTTATTTAGTTGCACACCCGCTTTGTTATGCGGTTCACCTTGTTTTTCAATATATGTTACCATATAAGGGGGCTTGATATTTACGGCTAAGTCGATAACCTTTCGGTTAACCCAACAAAATCGACTTAGCCTGTGTTCGCCTTTCTTTTCCTGCCTTATTCGTATGCGTTTTATACCCGGTAATTACTTTTTTACCATTGACCGTAATTTCTGTTCCTGCCGGATAAAATTCTCTACAATCTTCATAAGGCTTATCAAAAGACATTGATGCTACTTGAGCGTACAAATCCGGATCGTCTTTATCGAATTCTGCCATCATATCAGCATCTTGTGTATAAAATGCCAGTAACTTAGGTTCGCTATTCCTGCTGGGAATAATCGCTTCCCAACAAGTAATATTGTGTTCTTGTTTTAACTGTTCTTTTTTCAGTTGAAGCCCCAGCAGAAATAACCACCCCCTCATTATTTATTTTAATTTTTGTATCTACCATTATAGTAAACCTCCTATCGTATTCTTCCAAATTGAAAGCCTAAACTTAAATAATAATCAAATTGATTAGGCTTTACCATTTTTTGTTGTTGATCTTTATACATATATTTAGAACCACGTATTGATTGAGCTATTTTTTGTTTTGTACTTTCTTTACATGGAACTCCTTTAGTACCTGGACTTTTACCAATATGAGCTTTAGATAAAATATCATGTAATTGTTGTTTAGATATGTGATAGTGATGCTCATGCGGCTGTCCTTTTGGAATTAAATGTTGCGGTGTCATAGATAGTGCATTTTTACGAACTGGTCTATTATATCCCATATCTAAATATTGTTGCACTTCTTCTGGTTTTTTATACACACGCTTGCCTTGTGGACTATACAACATTACTAGCCCGGTTACTCCACCTACATACCCAGTATTCGATATATTTTTGCCGTTTTTAGACACTCGTTTAGTCGCACTTTGTTTTAATTTTTGTCGATGTTGTGTTGTAAACAACTCACCTTTAATATATCTATTATGCAATGTATTGCTGATTTTATTTCGTATTTCGTCACTGTGCATTTTAATATCGTGCCTTTTCTTAGATGCTTCAATTCGCATAGGATTACATGTTATTCGTATATCCGCACATGACTCATAACATTGCTGAACTTCACTTAAATCCATAAAAGCTAATCGTTGAACATCATCCAATTTAAGTGCCGCACAACTCATTATGTACTTAATCGCCATAAACATATAGTACTTAAACAATGGTTCTTTTGCAGCTAAACATAAATAGCAATGTGCTAGGGCATGATCTTGTGCTAATAAACTAACTCTATTATTTTTATACTTTAATAAATTAACATCTGGATCAAAATGATTAAAATAACACGCAGGTATAACATGATGACTTTGCGTTTTACCTTTAATGTATTTAGTCTGTTGATTATTAAAAATTAAATCTACATATTTGTCCAGCCATTCATTATTTTGCAGTACACTTATAATACTAAGCAGATCTTTTAACTCGTGTTTTGTTTGCATATAAACTCCTTTGTAGGCAGTAATTACTGTCAACAACATAATTATATGCACAAAATATAATAATTACCAACTAAATTAATATTTTTAACCACATCTGTTGTAGTATCCCCGCAGATAATATCGCCTATTTTAATCTGTTTAACGGATTTCCAACCATTCGGTGTCAATACATCACTAACGTCTAAAATTTTATATTCATTGTTTTCGCATAGCACGTCTTTTTGTTCATCAGTTGCAGAAAACATTTTTCTTATATCTGTATTATGTGATGGAATGTTCTGAAGATTTGGATCACTCGAACTAAAACGACCTGTATCTGCACCGATCTGATTAAAACTTGCATGAACTCGTTTATCTTTCGGATCTACAATCGCAGGCATTTTATCTATATATGTGCCGACCAATTTTTCTAAACCACGATATTCCAATATTAACTTACATAATGGCAAATCAATCTGCTCTAATATTTCTTCACCGGTTCCTCGCGGTTTCTTTTGGTCGATAACCGGCACTTGTAAAACATCATATAACAATATCGCAAGTTGTGTCGGACTGCTTATATTAACCGGATATTCCAATTTACAAGCAGGATATCTTGATTTATAAACACTTATTTGTGTTTTATATTTTTCTAATTCCTGTGCTATTTTTTCGCCAGATTGTTTGAGCATCTCATTATATTTAACGCTCAATTGTTTTGCATAATCAAAATCCAATGCAACGCCTGTATCTTCCATGTCCGCAACAACTTCAATCAATGGCATTTCAACATTAATAAACAAATTATACGTTCTGGGAACATCTTTAAATGCTTTAACTTGATACTCATATAACTCATACGTTATTAATGGGTCTGTTGCCGCATATAATGTTGCTGTATCTACCGGAACCATTGTATAATCGATCTTATCAAATAATGTTGAGAAATCGTATTCCTTTTCTTCGCCTTTTATATGCGTTGCGTACTGATATTTTAATGCTGCGGATTCTAAATTATTTAACAATTTAGCTCCAATCATTGTATCCCAATATGGCTGTAAACGCACACCGAAGTTACTACGTATCATTCGCATATCGAATTTAGCATTATGAAAAATAAGCTTTACATTATTATCAACCAAACGCTGATACTGTTTACCCATAAATTCATAGCTAATTTGATTATTTAACGGTGAACTGGTTATATAACTTTTATGATAATGTGGTATATAAACAGCTTTTTCTCCAGGTACATACAAACACGAACCAACAACTTTATCTTGTAACGGATTTAACCCGGTTGTTTCTGTATCTATTGCTAAAAAACCAAATTTTATTGCTTTATCTATATAATCACTTACATCTTGTTCTTGTCGTAATGCAGTTACATTATCTTTATATTTGCCCAAAAATTTCTGCACATTAACTTTTATTTGTTCCACCAAAGCGGTAACATTGCCACGCATCTGTTTAGGTGCAGCTGTTTTTGATATATTAGATAAAAGTTGGAGGTCTTGATTTTTAGTTGACCCAACATCAAGACCCCCTAATAAGGATTTACGCATTAGATTGTTCTACGTCTTCTAATCGGTTGTTCGGGTTCTTCCGCTGCGGGCTGCGAATTTCTTCTCGAACTTGTACCGGCTGTCGATGTACTCTGTTTCTTTTCTGCAAATTTACCTGTTTCTAAAAATTCGTTGATCTCGTCTGCATTTTTATCCAATACAATCGTTCCCAACGCTACCGGTCTTTCAATATCTTCCGGAATAGGACACTCGTCATCATCGATTTCTGTTACCGGGTAAATACCATATTGAGTAGCTGTATCACCCTTTTTGCCCATTCTTTCAATTTCAAACACCGTGTTTACAAGATCTTTTCCGTCGCTACAATATCTATTTATAATAGACTGTAACTGTTTCTTAAAACCTGCTCCGCGTTCCCAAATCTGAACCGTAGGCTGCGATAAATATAAACCTTTGTTTTCGCCACTCTTTTCCGGTTCATACACCAGCAACGTTATATATAAACGTGTTGATATAAAATTACCATCGGCACATAACGGACATTTAGATTTAGGTTCGTCATAATCACGTAAACAACTAATCTTTCTATCTCTGCCGTCTACTTTTATCGTATGAACTGCCAAAGCCTCTATGTCTGAAAGATTTTTATGATAAAATCTTACAACCGCTTTATCTCCGTCATCTGCGAGTTTAAAAAACTCTGTGCCATTACCGTTTCCGTACTTATCAATGTCTTCTACGCTAATTCTACCCATTTTGTCTGTTTCTCCTTTTTCTGTTTTTCTTGTTTTTTATTTTTTCTCTCGGGCCTTATATTAAATGCCCAAGCATAAAATCGTGTTGCTAATCTTCGCCAAAAATACTTCATGTTGCCTCCTTGCTTTGTATATTATTATATACTTAAAGGCTACATTTTTGTATAACTTATTTTACCGAAATTATTTTAATCGTATACTCGTTAAATTTACTTACCCAGTTCATTAACGAAATATCTACAGGTTCTGGATTATCGGTACGATTTTCCACGAACTTAATAGCGTCATCCAATTTTTTATACCCTTCTTGGCTGACAGCTGTCTGTTTTGTTTTCAAAGACGTACATAATACAACAAATATTTCCATGATTATACTCCTAAAAATGATAATTTACCTGCCAATCCACGCTTCATACTTGCAACGGTATGTCTATGGACATTAAGTATTTGAGCTAATTCTACATCTTTTATGCCCGGATTATATGCAATTAACTCACATAATTTCTTTTCTTTATCGTTTAATTTGGACATTGATAATTCTAAATCAAACTTATTCTCAGGCTGTGCATTCTGTGCTTCAAAATATGTATTATCACACAAATCCTCATAACTATTCGGTCTATCCAATCTATTTTTGCCACTATAATAAATATATAACCGTGCCATCGCCGTTGTTATAATTGTTACTGCATACGTACAAAATTTAACTGCTTTATCACTATCAAACGTTTTTAATGCCCTGTCCAAAGCTTCTATGCACGAATCTGATCTATCTTCGATATCCATTCCGGAATATTTAACGTTATACACGATATTACTCCACAACTTAACGTTACGACAAAATACCTCCGCTAATATTGATGGATTAAAATCATCTTTATACGCTTTAGCCAAATCTTCATTTGAGATATCAAAATATTTATCCATACGTACTTTATTCATTAAGTTATATGTTTCTCCAAAAGCATCGCAATTTCTCATAAAACACCTCATCTTGTTTTTACAAAATTATTATATCAATATATAAACCATTTGTCAAGTAATTTTAATAGACATTTTGAAAAAATTTAATTATTTATTCCAAGACGCTTGCAACAAATCTAAATCATCTTTGCCTGTTTCAAGCACTTGTTTTGCTTCTCGCAAGGTTCTATACGCTGTCTTTTCTCCACGATACAATGTATAATACCAATATGGAGTTTTCTTCATGGTTAAACCGCCTTCTCTATATTCACACTCAATAACTTTTCCATTTTCTGCAACATATGCTTCCAACTGCCCATATCTATCATATCTTTTTGTATACTTCATTTTAATGTCTCCTTGTAAATGCTATTCATTCATTTACAATAACATTTTATCATATAGCAATATACTTGTCAAGTAATTTTAATAATAATTTTGAAAATAATTTAAGATATTTAGAAATCAATATTTACTCCGGTATCAACAATATATTCCTTGCCTAATTCATTATCTACTGGTGCTTGCGGCTTTACTTTTTGACGCCTCGGAGTGGTATCATCACTATCTGTTTCTACATAATTTAACTCGCCTTTATCTATATTCCATTTGTATGATAATTTTTTATGCCCCTCTGAACCACGAGTTTTTGATATAACCAATGTAACAATATCTTCTTTATTTGTTAAAGATAATACAATACTACAATCTTGTCCCAATCTATCACTACCGGCAATGTTTTCTGTGCCAGGCTGACTTGCATTTCCATCTTGCATAGTAGCTCTGTTTAACTGAGCATTAATCAAAACCGGAATACTCAATTCCATTTGCATTGTTTTTATATCTTTAGATATTGCCTCAAATCTTGTATTTCTATCACGATTTTTATTGACATCGTCTAATAATGAATACTGGTCAATACCTAAAAGATCAATTTTATATCGTTCACAAAAAGCACGTAATTTAGGTACTGTTGCCGTTCCGCCTAAAGTTTTCGGAGTACATACAATAAATTTACCGGGTAATTGTTTTATTTTTTCAATATGACTTTTGTAATCGTCAAAAACATCTGAATATCCTTTGGACATCTTAAAATTCGATATATGACTCATAAATGTATCTAAACGATACCCAACTTGAGCTTCGTTCATTTCACCAGAATATAAACCAACCGTTTTTCCTTGTTCTGCAGCCTTTAACAAAAAATAATCCAACCACCAAGATTTACCTTTTCCAGGACGACCACATATAGCAACAAAGTCGTTGTGCTTATCCCAACCACCGATTAAATTATCCAACTGTTCCAAACCTGTCGGAATAAAATATTTAGATCGATCTTCGCCCATTTCACAATATTGCTCAAATCGTTTGTCTGCTCCGTCATGCAACAAATCTACAGCATTAAAGGTTAATTTTGATGTTAAATCAGGTAATTTCGATAGTAATAATTCAACACCTTTTCTACTATCTCCCTCCATCATTTCTTTATTTACACTTTCAAAAACTTTATAAGCTTTACGGTATACATAATCTTCTTGTAAAGAATCTAATAAATATCGTATACTTTCGTTTACTTGTATAAATTGAAACTCAGGAAAATAACTAATAAAAGTTTCTTTATCCGGAACTTTGGCATATGTATCATAATGTTTTTCTATAAAACTATATTCTTTTTCATACTCGGAAAAATAATCAATATTAAGATTATTTAATCTAACTGCCGAAAAATCTTTCTGGTCTAAAATATAATTTAAAAATTGTAATTGTATCACAATAAGCCTCCCCTACGTAATTGCATTTCCACCGGTTTACTTGTGCATAAAACCGATTTTATTAATATTATTGAATAATGTATCGAGTTAATTAATTTCATCGGTTTACTTGTCAATATCGACACCTCGCAAATCTAACCCACAAAACACAATACATTCACTATTAGTAACAACTCGACTATACAGTCGATTTCCTAATAATTCCGGCATCATTGCATCTTTGGCATTACTTGTATAAATATTACTCTTACGACTATTTAACCGGTCATTGATTAGTGTAAACAACAAATTTTGCTCGTACTCACTTAATTTACTCGAGCCAATATCGTCCCAAACAACTAAATCTACTTTATTAACCCACTTTAATATATAATCTATCTTTTCGTTTCTGCCGCCATTAAACGTATATTTTAATTGAGTTAAAAAACTTATTGTATCAATAAACAACGCATGCGGTTCTATTGATACACTTAGCATAATGCTTTGTAAATACTGCATTAATAATTTAGTTGCCCATGTTGTTTTTCCGTTTCCGGTGTTTTCAGAATGAATAAATAAATTTTTTCCGCAACTTACAAAATTCTTTATATCGTCTTTAATTTTGCTTAATCGCATGTAGGACTCATAATCTTCATTATAACAACATAGCTGAATAGGATGCTGTTGTTGTTCGGTTAATAAACTATATGTTGCCAAACGAGTTAATCTAAAAAATTTATCGCAAAACCTATCACAATCATCTGTTCCGGATTTAAAACAAACTTTTTTATACCAGCATTTAGAAACATCGTCATTTAATTTAAATTCCATCTAATTAAAATCGCTCCTTTCGTAATTCACCATGATCTTTCATTCTATTCATAATCGCATCTTTTTGTCTATCCGGATATTTACCGTTATCATCATAAGGATGCTTATTTGTACTATTAAGATAATTAAAGGCATAATCCAACGATTTATAACTATAGCATATACATTTTTCCATATACTCATAGAATAAATTATCACCATGGCGAGATTTATAATCAACCAATTGCTTATATATTAAAAATTTTTGCTCGTCCGTTAATTTATATCCATACTTATCTGCAACAACAGTTAACCAAGATTTAACTACACCTAAAAATTTTTCATCGTTTATTTTTTGCTGTTCTACTAAATATTTCATAAAATCATTTACAAAATTTTTTGTCATCTGTTGTTTCTTTGTTTCTTTTGTATCTTCGGTTGATTTTTTAGGTTCACTAAAAGTTTTACTTAACTTCTGTTTAATATTCGGTTCCGGTTTTTGAATTAAACATTTTTTAGATTGTAAAACGGTAGCCGAGTCTTCGGTTTCCGATTTTTTAGATATAGATAATGGTTTATCATTATCTTTAGATAAAAAATTATATATATTATTATCTATATTATTAATATTGGCGCCTCGCAAATTTTGCGAGTCTGAATAACATTTTTTGCGAGGGTGACTAACATTATCTTCGATACAGACTTGTTTATTTGATGTTAAATCGGTGTTAACACGTAAACTACGGTGTCTTCCGTCAAATGCTTCTACATATATGTATGCTAAATCTTTTAGTTTACTAATACACTCTGTTATTTTGCGTTCGCTACATTGACAAAAATCTGCTAGATATTCGTTACTAGCGTAACAACCATGATCTTCACAATCCAAGCTTGCTATTTCTGTATATATAATTTTATCTAAAGCACCTAATCGAGTATCTAACCAAATTTCTTTCGGAATCCATACACCTTTAAAATCTCTTTCCATAATTACAGTGTTATCCATAATCACTTTTCCTCTTTATTTTCTGCGACTAATTCTTGAGCAGCCATAAATTTAATAGCTTCATAAATTTGTTTTTGCGTTTTATTTTTAACAACACCACTGTTACTTAACCAGCCTGAAGCTATCCATAATGCTCGAGTTTTTAATTGTAATTTACGCTTTAACGCATTTGTTTTGTGTCTTTGATTTTTAACAAACTTTTTTATGGATTCTTCTCGTATTATCTCTTCGTCCGTCATAAAAACTCCCTGTTATAAATTTTATAAATAAAAAATCACCAAATCAATGTGAAGACGCACACCAACTTGATGATTTTTATTTCTGTATTAATAGCGCATTAGCCGTCTTCCTAACCACAAATTATTTTCTGCGTTAGTTATCACAACTAATACAGCTTATTTACATTTTAATAATACAACACTAAAAGTTATTTGTCAAGTGTTTTTTTGAAAATTATTTCTTAAAATTTAATCGTACTTCTTTCTTTTCTATTGTAAACGGAACAAAATCTTCTGCTTTTAATTCGTTATTTGCAATCGCCATAGCAATTTCTGTTTCGTCATAATACTCTTTTGTTTTGATAAATTTATCTAACTTATTTGTTCTTAAATAATTTAGGACTTCTGCTTCGTTAAGATACGATTTATCAATTTCTGTTACAGATATTTTTGAGCCGTTAGGTGTCTCGTAACTATCTATGCACAACTCACTACATAATTTTTTAATTATATCTTTGTTTTCTGATATAATTTTTCCAGTCTGTTTGTACTGCGTGTCTAAAGATGTAACGGTTTCCACTGCTTTTGCTAACTGCGAATATTTTTCTGCCGTTTCTTTTATGCTGTCCGGTTCCGTTGATACGTTTTTAACCATATCTACCAATGTTTTTCTTGCCATATTTGTTCTCCTTTTTTATTTTATTATATTGTATGCTATTTTGAAACTAATTTGTATAATAATTTTTAATGTATTTAAACGCCATAATCGCCAATATACGCTGAGTTATGCTCATTTAATATAAATTATCATTGAAAGATTTTTCGTGTCATACTTCCGTAAGTAATTCAGTTACCCAATGATATTTAATAAATCTGCACGGGTTAATTTAGAAACCTTACCGTCAACTAATAAATCTGCCATAGCTCCTTTCTTAATAACAATATCATCTATTTTTTCGTCTATGGTATCTTTGCAGATTAATTTAATAATATTTACTGTTTTTGTTTGACCGATACGATGGGCTCTATCGGAACACTGGTCATATGCAGCTTTGTGCCAGGGTAAATCAATGAATATAACCGTGGTTGCAGCAGTTAACGTTAACCCGGTACCCATAGCGCCTATCGTGCCTAAACATACCTTACATGTATTGTCTGTTTGAAATCTATTTACTTCATTCTGCCGGTCTATGTTAGAAATCTCTCCGGTTATATATGCCGGATTGTAATCTTTTAATTTTTGTTTTACAATAGACGTAATGGATGTCCAGTTACTAAATATTAAAGCTTTTCTATCATTTTGTGATAACTCATCTACAATTTCTAACAAGCGGTCTAATTTAGAAGATTCTTGCACATCACTACTTAATAACCCGGTATAATCTGTAGCTTGTCTTAGTCGTAATAACATAGAAAGTGGGTTATTACTTGCAGCGATTAAATCAATGTTTTCTAATATTTCATTTTTTACACTATTATATATTTTCCATTGAGCAGCACTCATTTCAATATACTCGGTTTGTTCAATTTTATCCGGCAGCGTTAATGCGTCTGTTTTTAATCTTCGTAACATATTTCCGGATAATGTTTCTCGTAATTTTCCTAAATTTCGATAACCGACAATCTGATGATTGCCAAAACCCCCGAAAGAACAGTAATATTGCTTAAATGTAGAATAATTAGAATTTTCCAATCCTAACCATTTTAATATAGAATACGCATCTAGTGGACGATTTACAATAGGCGTTCCGGACATTGCTACCTTATATTTATAGTTTTTACATTTTAATAGCCCCTTTGACATTGCACTTTGCGGGTTACGAATTAAATGGCCTTCGTCTATTGCTATCATGTTTATATTTTTGTTTTTTAGCAACGCCGATACAAAATCTTCTGACCTAAATGTTTCTATGTTAGTTATTAGAAAGAACTCTTTTCTTGTTTTAATATCTTCTATTCGGTCGTTTACACTTCCGGCAACCATTTTGCCACTTTTTTGAAACCTTGTACCTAATACCCAAGCACTTTCATTGCTATGCTGAGATATTTCTGCAAGCCAGTTGTATTTAATAGAATTAACTCCGCATACAACCAAACATTGAGTTACTTCACCACGCTGTTTATGAATAGCCGCTAGATTTATTAGTTGTAATGTTTTACCTAAACCTTGTTCATCTGCCAATATAAATACGTTATGATTTAATCCATACTCGATACCGACAATCTGGTGAGCAAATGGTTTTGTTTTAAACTGATAATTTCGCGGAATGTGTATTAATTTATTTTCTGTTTTAGGAATTGCAATATGTATAGAATAATCTTTTGCTTTTGCGATAAATTCTTCCAGCTGTTCCGTACCTACTTCCCATTCTTTTGTATCTGTATGATATCTACGATCTTGAAAAGCTCGAATATAATCAATTAATGGTTCAATATATTCATCAAAAGAAATAAACGCATTTAATACCCCAGGTAATTTTTTACCAGGTTTTATTGCTATATTTATCATTTTTTATCTACTCCGGCAATATATTTTATGGCTATCCATCCGATAATCACCCACCAGAACAATATGTAAAATATCGCTTTGAAAACGCTTTTCATGATGCTTACCTCCTATTTACGTTATTATTATATGATATTTTGAGGTATTTGTCAAGTAATTTTAATAATAATTTTGAAAAATTTTAAAAAAAATATATGGGAGTGTAAACACCCCCATATACCAAATACTATGATTACTTATAAGATTCTATTTTATATTTTAACCAAGCGTATTTATCTTGATTATAATCTTCCCAAACATCCCATGCGATTTCGCTAACGGGTTTGCCGTCAAGTGCGTCTGAGCTTAATGTTTTTAGTTTCTTACTACGCATTTATCACAACAGTTTTATTGTTGCTTCGTAACCTAAATCTTTTAACGCCTGTAAGAGTTCTTTTTCAGACAAAGCAGTTTGTGCTGATTTTATCTCTTCTGACGGCTCGGGGATATTTGCTAACTGTGCATTTAATTCTTCTAAACGATTAGTCATTGCAATACGATCTTCTCTTAATTCTTTAGCTTCACGTTCTGCAACTTCTGCACGTTCTTTTGCTAAACTTAATTCAGAGCATAAATCACTAATACGTTCTTGGGCTGCATCTAATTTGTGGCCCAATTCGGTATTTTGTTCTTTTATTATATCCATTTCGCTCTTTTCTTCGACAATAGCTTGTTCTTTCTGCGGGTTACGTAATTCTATCGGCTGCATCTGAATTGTTTCCACAACCTTTGTAACTTCCGGAACGGGTTCCTCTGGGGTTACTGCTACAGGTTCTGCAACTTCAACGTTTTGCTCCTGCATAAGTTCGTCTATCGGCGTTACTTCGGCTACATGATATTCTGGATTTAAAGCATAAGTTTCGCCTGGTTCTAATGCTACACCAGAATTACGTTGTGGATCGTACTTAAACTTACGATTTTCAGTAGATATACCTACGTATTTCTCATAATTTTCACGTACGACTTCTTTATAGAATTCAGCCAACTGCGAAGAACTGTCTATTCCAAAAATTGTATAGACATCACCTATAAGTTCTTTTCTAATCATGTTGTGCCTCCTCTTGATTATTTTGTAATAAATCACCTGAAACTGCTTCTTCACCAGGGTCTTTAACCGAGTGTTCAGACTCAATTTCCTGCGCTTTATTTAATTCCGATAATTGTGTTTTTGCGTCTGTATATGATTTTTTACTCACAAACGATTTTATTTTTATCTTACCGATTTCATAAACGCTAATTGATAAACCACCATAAAATACACTATTAGCACATAAGGCTGCATAATCAATGGTTGTAAAATTAAATTTATTTAATATGATAAGATATATAAATTGTAAAACAAACGTTAAACCAATCGGAATATATACGATATTACTGGTTATCACCGATTTATCTACATCTATTCCGGTTAATTTTTTAGCCTTTGCCACAAATATATCTGCTTTGTTAATTATCGGTCTTTTAATTATATTTGTTAATATAATGACTAAAAACATTATAATAACATTTGCTATCCCATAATTTACTAATAATTCTTTAACCCAATCTACAAGTTCCATAATGTTCTCCTACTTAATTATTTTTCCAAAAGTTCAAAAAATACGTATAATAATAATCTGCAACATCTTTGGCATTATGCGTTTTAGGTTTTAATACATTAGCTAAAGCTTCAATATAATTGTCTTTTCTATGTAATAAATAACTATATCTGGTTTCATTTATAGGTCTGTTTGCCATGCATCTATTTGTAAATTCCATTGCGTCCGCATAATACTGCGAATACTTATTTGAATTAATTTTCGATGCTATTTTACCTTTCTTCATAGCTATATGTTTCTTTACACATAACATTATATGTAAAAATACAATACAAACACATTCTAACGTATTATACATTACAGATGTACAAAGCATTAATGCCAATGCTTGTGCGAATATCGTTGAAATCTTTGTTGCTTTTGTAATGCCGAATATATGAAAAACTAACAATCCGAGCAAATAAAAAACATAAAATACACAAAATCTTCCGAGATACTCACAACTAAGTAATAATTTGTTTTTTACCTTAACTTTTTTCCCAAAATAGATTTGAATAGCTACACATACCACCAATGCTATTACTAGTAATAAAATATATGCTATCGTATGGTCTAATATATTGTGATATATGGGTTTAAAAATATTAAATATACAATTTTTAATTTTTACCATAATTTAACTCCTACTACTTTTGTTAAAAATAACCATACGCATGCGGCAATTGCCAATATTACAAAGAATACCAATAATGTCCACAAAAAACCTTTCATAGCCTTTGGTCTATCGGAATCCATTGCACCACATGCCAAATTACCGAATGTTGCCACAAAAAACGATTTTAACAGAAAAAATACTAGTGCTATCGGGAATAAGGCATATAAAAGTGGAATACACATCGGAGTTTTAACACCGATACATACCATAACATCTTTTACGCCGTCATAATGAAATTGTCTCGCTTTTTGTTTGTTGTCCCAAGTATCTGCAGCTTGCTGATAAATATTTAACTGTTGCTTGGTTTCGACTAATTCTTTTTCATATTGTACGTTCTTTTCTGCTAATTCGGCTTTTGCTTTCTCTGCGTCTGCTTTTGCACGTTCAACCTGAGCTAATTTTAATGTTGCTTCTTTTAACTCGTTTTTGAACTCGTTTTTGAACTTTTCGTCGTTCCGTGTAGCGTCGTCTAAAACATCTAATTTAGCTCTATCAACATGTTCAGAAAATATGGTATGAATTCCATCGCTGGTAGAAGAATTATACGTTGCTATCTGTTCATCTGATTTAGTAACTAAATCATTTGTTTTTTCGACTCCTGTATCTGGTGACGAAAATAATTCGCCATTTTCAGATAACTGTGCCATTGTTTTACCTCCATATTTATTTTATATGTAAAATCAGCTAACTGCTGTTGTTTTATTTTCTGGTGGGTTTTTACGTTCCCATATGTAAACCAAATAATACGGTGGAATATTTGATGCTTCGGTTTCTGAAACCGTTGCAACTGCACTACCTGCCCCAGCTTGTGCTGCAAACGGAGTAGTTATAATATTATGCTTATGCGTCTTATTACCATAAGTCATAAGGCTAACCCCAATTATTCCGGGATAATTTGTATTTGTATTTGCAGACATTTGCTGTGTCATCGGATTCCAATCGCCTCCGGCACCTGCCAATACTCTATCTTGTATCAATTCCCAATATCCACCCCAAACAATATTTGGATTAAATGTGCTATCTGTTGTCATATAAACTGAACCAATCGGATATATTTTATCTAATATTATTTGCGATTCTAATTCGTGGGTTGTATACCCGCCGGCAATATTCGTATTCGTAATTAAATTTGAAGAATCCTGCGATGGATTATTAAATCCAATTAATGCTATACAATCGGACAAATTGTGTTTTTTCTTTTGACTTGCCTTTAACCACGGAATTAAGAAATTACCCAGCTTTTGTAAAAATGTTTTTTTAGTATTTATAGAACAATCTAAATGGAGTAAGATACAAAAATCACCGATGTTTGGTTTTAATACCAACATATAGGGTACATTCGTAATTATAGGAAGCTGTACTGCTTTCTTTTTTGCATCTTTTGTATTGATAAATTCTCTGGATAGTGGTTGAACTGATACAGTATGATTTTGCTCATTAACTGCAGTTACATATGCAGGTGTAGCTACTCGTAAAGCATCTGTTTCTTGCCTTACACAATATTTTATACAACTAGCAATATTATCATCGGTTGTTGCAGAATTTTTAATAGCCATATTAGTCTTCCTCGTCCGTTACTGCGGTCATATTCAAGAAAACGGTTCTCGAATATGTTTTTATACGCATGCGGTTTTGCGAACCGTTATTGCTAAAATTACCGGTTATATTTACGACAACATATAATCCATCCGGATCTAATGTTGCTCCGTATTGAGTTGACGGAACAGCACCTTCTTGTTCTATGCTTACAATAGAATTGTCTATTTTAACCAATGAATGAATTTGTATCTTAGAATTAACTAAGCAATTTATATACAAACCATCATCTGTTAATTCTGGAAAACCAATCATTCCGGAATTAGACTCAATTTTTCCAGATTGTATATTGTATTGAGAAAATACAAACACATCTGATTGATTTACGATTTCTTCTGGAGTAGTGATTGATAATATATTTCTACTTCTCGTATAAACAAAACCAGTATCTTCCGCCATTTGTTGCAATGCACTGTCTGCGGATCCAAAATATGTTTGACCGCCTGATACGGCAAATTGTTTTAATTTTTCTGATAATTGAAGCGATACCGAGCTATCACTTTTTGCGATATCTTGAGCTATTTGATAATAATTTACTCCGTCCGCATAGCTACCACTGAAAAACGCATAATTCTTAAAATCACCAGTATCTAATAAATAAAATTTTGTTGTGTCTGTAACGGCATCTTGATTTGTATGAATAATTCTTTGTATATTGCCGACAAATATCTCACCTAAGGTATTTTCGTCCTTATACCCATAACGAATAATAACCGTACCATAACCACCCAAAGCAATTAAGCCTCGGGTGGCTGAGGATAGGTTATAAATGGATAGCGTGCAACTATCCGTAACTGTGGGCGACTCATAGTAGGTAAAATTACCTTCGCATATATAAGTATTTGGGTGATTATTGTGGTCAACTAAAACTAGAGCCGTTCCGTCATTTTTTACAAAAACAACATCTATTTGTCTACCAAACATATCTAATCATGCTCCCAAAGAATAATAAATTTATTAACAATAGTATCCGCGTGCGGAATTTCTTTTGTTTGCGTTATATCTCTATTATTATCATAATAATAATCTGGATCTATCGGAATAACCATAAATGTTCCGAGACCATAATGTTGTAGATGCTGAAATAAATTACATCCGCAAGTTAATGCTAAACCATAAAATAACGGAATGTATTGCTGGTTTTGCTTAATATCTATATCCATATAATAAGTATCATGAAGCATATCGTGCTTAATATGGAACTGAAAACTATTTCCACCCGCATCTGCGGTAAAACTATATGGAGAATTACTTAAAAAGGATTTTTTATATAACATTAAAATAACCCCCTAAAAAATCCTGCTATACCACCGATTGCAGCACCAATGGCTGTTCCGGGACCAGGAAAAAATGAACCGATTGCAGCACCAACTAATGCACCTGTCCCTGCAGCGCCCAACACTGTTCCGAATGAAGCAATACCATTATTTGCACCATTTGCTTGTTCATCTGAATTATCTGCTTTTTCTAACGCATTTGCAACATTTTGTAATTTTATGGTTTTTATTGTTGCAACTCGAGCTTCTACAAAACTTAAACTAGGTCTCCAGAGCGTTAAATTATCACTTTCGTTCTCGCTCATAGATCTTAATACCATATTTGGATAATAATTCTCAAACGTTGTTATATTTAAGCGATATCCATCTGTCAACCATGTTTTAAATCTATCTTTTAATTCTTGTGTAGATAATGTGATAATTCTTCCAGATTTATCCGTGCTTACACGTTGCTTAGAATCCATTGTGTAACTTGCGGTTAATGAGAACGATAAAGTAACCGGTTCAACATACATATTATCTGAAATTTTAGAACCCGATACCGTAGGGTATTGAGTAATTGTTGCTTGTACGTTACTATTTGCCCCAGAAATTCCAACTAGATAAATAATATCCCCGGAATCTTGTTCTTCTATGCAAAAAGGATGTTCTTGTAAATAACTATTCATTAACCTAAAACTCCTTGTAACTGTAATCCGATATCTATTGCTAAATCTTTAGAATCTGTCGAAGTAGCATATATTGTATTATTATTTGTGGTTGTAGTTGTAGTGGTATTTCTGGAAGAACCTAACGTAAATAAATCTCCTAAAAGATTTAATGGCATTGTAACTATTTTTATAATTCCATTAATAATACTGGTAAACAATTCAAAGCCCGTTCTGAAAGCGTCTGAACTTAATAAATTAGTTATACTATCCATACCATGTTCAACAGTCTCTAATAATTGAGGAACAGCGTCACTGGATGCTAATACTTTTACCCAAGCTAATTGTATTTTCATATCAAATTCAGCTCGAGTTAACTCATATTCTTGTACCGCTTTATTATATTGTTTTAACTTATCCGGATTTATAGAATCTAAACCTTCTTTATAGGTTTTCATTAAACTATTAAATCCTTCACGTTGTGCTCTAGTCCATTTACTATAATTTGATAAATCTAAGTTTAATGCTTCACTTGCACTAACAATACTTTGAGCGGTAGTAGAATCTGTTCCGTAACGTATCATTGCACTACGTACACTTTCGTCTACGTTAATAGATGATTGTGATACGAATTGACTGCTAACATCTGTAGCTCGTTCCGTAATATCTTTTGCTTTTTTTATTGCTACTGTAAATAATGTTACTGCACTTGTTGCAAGACTAATACCCTGGGAAAATCTATTAGCCATTTCTGCGGCTTGTTGTGCTTCCGCTATTCGTGATGTAATTTCAGATTGCTTTGCTGTGCCACCCAGTTTTTCAAACTGTTTTTGAGCAGCGATTAATTCTTTCTGATCACCACTGGCTTGTGCTTTTGCAATTCGTTCTTGTATAGCTTTAAATTGTTCATCTAAAGAATATACACCTTCTTGCTTATTACGATCTTGTAATGTTGCAGCTTTACCTCTAAAAGAATTAAAAATTTTATCTGCAACATCATTAACGGCTTGCAAAGGAGATCTTAAAACTGTAGCAATCGTGTCAGATGCTTGCTGCCACGCCGCAGTATCGACTTGCGGTTTTACAGGTATCACATATTCTTTCAAACGATCCGCCATAATTACTCCTAATTATCAATATTGTCCATAGCTAAATTTGTATTGCTTGCTTTTATAATCATTATCTCTATTAAATCCAAAACATCCCAAATATCCAACTTATACTTAATTTCATAATAGGTTGCATATTGCCCGGATATTAAACCAAATATCCACGGATGAACTTGAACCAAATCTATTGTTTGGAGTTGTTGGTTTTTTCTTGAGACATAAGGCTCTGGAAGGTTTTGGATTCTATAAAAACCGGTGCAATGACTTTCTGGACAAACGCATAATATAAATCAAACCCAATCGTAGGATGTTCGTCTAATTCTGGTAATCTTGAATTGCCATTAGGGTCAACTAAGTCTGTCCACGTTGCACCGTCTTTTGTCCATTGTATATAAGATAAACAACTACCTATAAAATCTGCACTTGTTTTCATGGTAGATTTACTTGCAGTCGTTTCAGTATGTTTTGTGACTAAATTAATATAATCTATAGGGTTTATTTTTTTAAATCTAAAAATAACACCATCGTAAATTTTGTCTAGTTGCTCTTCATAATACGGAATATTCATTTATAACACCTATCTCGTGGCAGATTTATATCTACCTTTTATTTTTTATTTGTTCTTGAATAATTTATCGACAAAAATAAAACGCCCGTTAAACTAGCGATTTTGACGTCTATTTAGGTTCAAAGGGCGAATTGTCGTAAATAAAACTATTTTGAGTTGTTCCAGTACGGACTAATGTAGCTGAAGTTGCACCGTAGACTCTAAAATCATTTATTTGATAAACTTTTAATTTACCCCACATATCCGTTACTATAATATCACCGATATTTACATATTCCGGATTTATACAATATAAGGAAAAACTTTGCATAACTTGTCTTCCCATACCTGTTCTATCAGTATTTATATTTTTTCCGGAAGTTTGTATACAGCAACGAATTTGTTCTGTAACTTGTGTATTGTTCGTTCTACCGTGCTCGTCATATTTATATACACTTTGACGAATAATTGTATAACAACGAATAAATGGTTCTATTGCCTGTTTTAATGCGTATAAATCAGAGACCTGTTGTTTCCACATGAACTGGAGCCTCCTCAGCTGTATCTATTACTAATTTAGTTGTAATGGTTTCGTTTACATTTATCTTAAAAGTAAAATCGTGTCTTTCAAACCACTGTTCATTTTTAAGTTCCCACATCTCGTCAACCGAACCGGTATCCTGTAAATAAATATCGTTTTGTTCTAAGAAATTTAATAATGCGTTTGTTCTTATTACTGCGGATATAATTGTTGCGATTGCAGGACTATTTTTTCCATAACAGTATACATATACGGTCATCTCTCTACGTATGGATATATCACCGGATTCTGTTATTTGTGGTTTAGCATCTGTGTTGTCCATTCGAATTGTAAAATAAATAAAATTATCATCGGGTGTAAACCCAAAACTTGTATCTATTCCAGACTCAATGGATTGTGTTGTTCCGCCTATATCATAATCTTGATATGCCGGACGAATATTTTGTGGAGCAATTTGAGGAACTATCTTAACCAATGCTTCTTGAATTATATCTTCGTATTGAATTCTGGAACGCATTAAATACTTCCTCCTGGAAAATAAATTGCTTTAATACTTTTTCTTAAGTCGCCTGTATCAATTAACGGACGATTGCTTTGTTTTCCTTTTATATAAATCGGCTTGCCGGATATATGATTTCGCATCCATCCACCGTGAATTGTTATCGGTGAATTCGGCGCCCAATGATTATCAGAATCTACGAAAAATGCTTTACCCCATCCTTCAATACGTAATGCTAAACGTTCCATTTCCGTATCTGCGGTTTTTCTGTCACCTTGTAATAATGCAATACTAATACCTAATAACGCATTATTTATAGCTTCTTCGTGTTTCTTTAATACTGGTCGTAATAAAGGTCTTGCAGGTATCTTTGATAACGGAGAACCATGTTCCATTAACGAAAGAATTTCCGCATTATTATACGTTGGTTTATCAAGACTTTTGTTATCGTGTCTTGTGTCATTACTTCTTAATAATGCGGTTTCTCTCGGAACACCGAACAAAATAACACCTTTGAAATCTTGTATCGGGTTTGCTAAATTTTGTTTTGGAACAACTTCTGTATTTATCATTGACAAACTAAAATTCCTACCCAACCACGATTACAGCTTAACGTTACTAATTCGTTACCGTAACCTGTTCTGCACCAGAATTTGTACGCTTGATTGTCGTTCATCGTTTTAGATAAATCGTAACTATAATTTACACCACCAACACTTCTGCTACCCATAACACCACCGGATGCTGTGTCTGCTCCGATAGATTCTACGTAACAAGGATCTGTAATGCAAATATAATGGGCTACGGCTAAGCTAAACGCATATTCCCAATCTTCGCCCCAAAAACCTATATTTATTTTATGATTGCAAATATCAACGAACTTATCCCATTTATCCGCGTTATTAGTATCATAAACCCATTCTTTTAACTTTGGAATAAATATACTAAATGTTTCACGTGTAAATTTTGGGTTAGTCGCTGTATTCGGTAATCCGATTATTCCCATTTTTAATATACTCTTTTTAATACACCACGCTCAATTAACTGCGTAACATGCGGTAATGCGACTATGTCTTCAGTCAACCAAACTTTCTTACCCGGGTAAAATTTAATAATATTACCCTCTTCGCCTGCCCATGTGCCATAAACTTTCTGAACTTTTTTATCGTCTTCGTTTGCAACCACCTGGGTATCTAATTTTTTAATGATATTCATTCTTTTATCGCACGCAAAATATCCTTCTCTTAATAAATCATTCATAACCTAATTTTACTCCTATTTTAATTATTATAAAATTGAGGAAGGAAGCTGCCTCCCTTCCTCATCTGTTTTGTTTTTTTATTAGGACTTTTTAGATAAATCCCAATATGTTACCGCACCGATCTGACCATTTGCGTCTGTTCCATTTAATGCGGCTGCACCGTCAGCTGCCTTATTGTAAGGTAACTGAATTAACGATACCTGACCAACGAAATAAGACGTATATGCTGCCTTATCTACGTTAGGCATTGTGAAATAAAGCTGCATTCCGTAAGGAATATCTAATCTTACGAAATCTTCTTTGTTCTTGTAAACAACGATACGACCAGCGCTATTTGCACCCATACCGTTTAATCTGCCTCTACCTTTGATCTTAATCTTATACGAACCTTCATCCGCTGCTGCGGCTTCGTCTATACCAACGTTGTGGTTCATAATGAATTCTCTCAAGGTAGCAGTTAATAACGAGCTGTATCTGGACGATAATTCTGCGGAATCCGTCATAGGAACTAAGAATGTATCGGGTAATAATGCAAGGTTATTATTTGTATTGATTAAATAATAACTTAAAATGCCATTGAATACACCAACAATTTCGTCATCTGTCATCGCTTTGAAACCAGCGTCACCAGATACCGCACTTGTTTTTGTACCTACCGGAACGGTTGTTGCAACTACATCCGGGTGATTGAATAAGCCGCCCGAACCATTTCTGCCCATATAGGCGATTTCATCTACGAAAAGGTCCCACGAAGCCATAATAGCATCTTTGTAAATAGCTTCAACCGATTTCTGTAACTGTAATTTATTTAACTTATCAATTTCAATAAATTTAATATCGTATGCCATTTCAAAGTTAAATACCGGAACAGCAACGTGGCTTAACTGAGCGTTTGCTCTAGGTACGATATTAACGTTATTGCCGGTAACACCGTCCGCACCAGGATTGCCTATCCAATCTACGGTATAATAATCAACGAAATCTACAAATCCACCACCAACGTTAATCGGGATGTCTTTTGCATATGTTACGTTATAAAGTGGTTCAACCATTTTGGTATGAACTTTGCTTAATGTAGAAGTTACGAAAGCGAAGTTAGCATCGTGAATTCTTTTCTTTTCGGGCGTATCATATCTTAAATTATAAAACGAAGGATTTAAATCTTTAAGGCTAATACCCTTTTTGCACTCACCATATTCGCTCGCGATACTACAATTTCTATCTTTAAGGTTTACTCTGGATAATATTTCTGCCATTGTCTCTCTATCTCCTTATTAATATAAAATGTCTACCACGGTTACAGTTCCTTCTGTAAGACCTGTAAATCTGCAATTTGTTAAAGCGATTGTATCCGTAGATGTATCAGATTGTTTTGTTGCTGTTGTAAATGCTTTTTTCGAAGCATCATAATATACAGCTGCACCAGGTGCAGGAGCCGCGCCGTCTAATTTAACTGCGATTTCACCACGAACTGCATAGCCACCCGTTTCACCTGCTTTCCAATTAACAGAACCGCCCTGCGGGAATACTGTATCTAATTTTACGTTTGTAGCAACTGCAATACCTGCAAGCTTCTTACCTGCGGACATAACTTCTAATATGCCGTATTTAGTTGTAAACGCCAAAGGTTCACCAGGAGCTACACCATCAAGGGAGCTACTGTCAACCGTAAATCTTTTAATATCCATATCGTTAATATTAACGGGATAGCCAACCGCTAATTTACCGAAACCATTTATGCCAAAAATTTGCGACATTAATTCTTACCTCCAACTTTATTATATCTGTCTCTGAATGCTTTGTTGATTTCTTCTTGCATATCAGCACATTTTTTACTATCGCCTACTTTCGTAAACTTACGATATACACTTTTAGCATCGTGTGCTTGCATATCTTCGTCCTTGTCTTCGTCTTCGTCTTCTTCGCAACCGTCTATATCATCGCATGCTTCGTCATAGAAACCTTCTGCGTCTGCTTTGATATCTTCGTCTTGCGGTTCGACTTCTTCACTAACAACTGTTTCTGCAACAGGTTGTTTTTCGGTCTTTTCCGTTTCAACAGGTTTATCCATTTCGGGTGCCTCATCTACAACGGGTTCGGCCTTTGCTTGAAGCGCTTCCAAAATAGAACCTAATTTCGTGTCAATAGATGTAAGAATGTCCATCATTGCAGCATCATCTTTTACTGCAGATGTTTCTTCTTCTACTTCCGGGTTAGCTTCTTCGGGAGCCGCTTCAGTGAGATCGTCAACTTCTTCTACTTCGACTACATCATTCTCGTCAAACAAACGGTGAATAAATGCGTCCATTTTAGAATTAGTTTTAACTTTTTTCACTGGTTTTAATCCTCCTAAATTATTTTTTATATTACTATCTCGAATGGTAGCAATACCAGCCCTACCATCTTCAACCAAAGCTATGTGATTTCCTCTTATTTTAGTCATATAATACTTACCATCGTCACCTAAAACGATTTGCGTATCATAACCTAAGGATAAATCACGTTTTTTATTTTTACGAATTATATCAATTAAATCAGGGTCTGTAACAACTATATTGCCTACTAGACAATTATTTAATTCGCCCTCACCTCTGTGTACATCTCGTAAAAAACCTTTATTTAATATTGTGTAGTTATCACCGCAAACATCTTCGTCCGGGTGGTCATCGCACAATGGCTTATTCTCAAAAGAAGCAATTGATGCCGGATCAAAAACTTCTTCAGGCGTTCTGTATACTTCAACAATTTTATCTTTATCACCGTTTTGTTTAATATCACTTTCTAAATATTGATAACTTCCGGTACGAGCTAAAATTGCGTCTTTAATAATAAGTTGCCCATTATTATCTAAAAACATTCTGGGGCTTATTTTTGAACCATATACAGATAAACTATCTCTAAGTTTAATTTCTTCCATGATATCTTTCCTTTTACTTCATTATTATATGCAGAAAATTTTATTACTTATTTTATATATAATTATAATAATTACACTGTGGTTATAATTGTGCCAAAATTAGTGTGTATTTTTAAGTTCATAACAAAACGCTTATCTTTTATCTCATATTTTAATACTTCGGTTGATTGCACTCCTGGTGTACTATTAATTGTATTTAATATTGCTAATCTTGTGTTTTGTATTGAAAGATGTAAAGGTACACCTAATTTAGTATTATACGGTAGATCGCCCATTATATTTGAACACTTTGCTTGTATAATTTGCTCTAATGCTTCTGCATCTTTTGTACACGGAACTATTTTTTGTGTGGTAAATGTTGTAACTACCGGCAATGTTATTGAGTCTTCAGATGCATCGGTTTTTACTTCAGGGGGTACGTTTTTAAGAATCTGTTCTGTGCAGTCATTAATATTTGCATAAGGTGTAGGAGCGCTGTATGGATATATACAATAAAATTTATCTGCTAATAAATTTATAGATTCTGACTGGTTAACATCTATATAAATAGAAATTGATTTATTCTCTGTGCAATAAACAATTCTAGTAGGAATAAATATATCTAATCCTTGCTGAATTTTTTCCGTCATATCTTTTTGTAATTTTTCTATCTGAGCTGCATCCATCTGTTCATAAAAATATCTACATACAAACTTCGATGGAAGATATTTAGTATCTTTGAACTGAGCCGAAAAAACATAATCATGAATATCTTTTTGATAAGTTATTGTACTGGTAGAATCGTATATTTCAGTGATTTTACCACTGATTGTAATAATTGCACCGCATCTCATATTAAACCTCTACTATATACTATAAGTTTCAAGCTCTTGTATTCTTCGTCTTTTTGTTTCCGCTTCTTCATATAAAGCCGTGAGCTTGTCGGTAGCATTTACACCGTCATCGTCTAATTTATTTAATGCTATCAGCCGTCTATATTTTTGTTCATGGACAGCATAATAGCCGTCAAACCAATCACTGAGTTCGAGCATCTCATTAAACAACTTTTGACGCTTTGTAGTATACTCATTGTATTCTTCTTCTGTTATTTCGACAGTTTTACAATTATCACAAATTGTTTCCATATTAGAAACGCCGACTGTTTTTCCATTTTGAATAAATTTATAAAATTTCATTAATACATCTCCCTATAACCATAGATTATCAATGAGAACTCGGAAATAGTGATATTCTTATTAAAATATAAATAAGACTTGCAAGGGATTGTAAACGCCGAAGAGCCACAACGTGAATTAGAAGTCGTGTTAATAATATAATAGCTCGTGTTATTCGTACTCCCCCATAAGTCGCTCCACAAATAAACCTTTGCGGTTGTCGTATGGTACGCAAAAAGCTGTCCAAATATTTCATATCTTTTACTAGTATCAAAATTTGTAACAAAAGACGACAACTGAATTGAACCACTTCCCGATGTTGTGCTTGTAACTATTTTTGGTGAATCTAACTTATGATATAGTTTTTCTACCGCAACATTAGCACCACCAACTTGTAACATTGAAAAATTTTTTTTCCCGTGTATATCTTGGTCGCCATTTATATCAACTTTTGAACTCAATGAATTTTTAACGTAAGTATAAACGGCGGCCGAAGTGGTCAAATTTTGGGAAGATGATGATATTTCAAGATTAACATCTTTATACGCCGCCATTCCAAGCCCATGGATCTTAACGCTTTGGGCTGAACCACCTGCTGGAGTTACTTGGAATGCACCATTTGTTGTGCCTTCTGCAAAGGTATATGTAGTACCACCAGAAGAATTTCCACCTAACACCGTGTCCGAATAACTTGCCATATCACTTGTAGATTGATATGCTGCACCAACAACTATATGAACTTTATTATCTGAACTACTTAAGTATGTATAATAAAATCTACATCCACCACTCTTTATTCTTGTAAAATAAACAGTTGTCGGGTTAGAAGAAACATTACGGTCGCGCTTAACTTCATATCCGTTGTCCAGTCCAAATACTTTGATTGTTTGAGTAGATGTTGAAGTGAATTTATAAGCGCCATCCACCCATCTCTCTTCTTCGGCCCTATTATCATCATACAAATAAAATATAGAATCTGTATATTCGGTTACGTCTCCGCTTCCCGAACCACCTAATTTTGAATAGGGCTCCCAATAATAACTCGTAGTTGTTCCATTGACCGTTCTAAAGTATAAATAACCGCTATCCGTCATAACATGAATTGCGGAATTATCGGATATTTGTTGCACCGATATAATAACGTTTGCTGCCCCCGAGTACGAACCAGTCGCATTACAACTTGGTTTTAACATGGTGGTGCCGTCTCTTTCCAAACAAGTTCTATATAAACCCGTTTTGAATACATTTCTAATATCTCCACTTGTTAAATCTGTGGCAGCTATTTCATCATAACTCTTACCATTAAAATAAGTGGCGTCTAATGGATGACTATTTATTGTTTTTATTGCATTACTTACATTTGCCATATTTATAACCTCTATACTGTATGCGTATGCCCTGGATCTGTGATGATAATCGTGGGTGCCCCAACTGTCCCACCAGCTGCTGTTGTACTACTATCAACTGTATCAAACCCGATAGTTAAATCTCGTGTGCTGGCGTTAAACACAAATTTTGCTTTACTGTATGTATGTTTATGAGATGTTGCGGTAAAACTCGGAGCTGACGATTTTGCCGTTATTCCAGTTGTTTTTGAAGTTGTCGAAGCACCTGAAACTATAGCATTTTTTCCGGCAACTTGTAAAGCACTCGCATTGATTGTTCCATAAACACGACCACCATTTAATGGAAGGAATGTATTATGCAGTCCCTTAGAACCATAATTTATTGTAAATATCTGAGCGATACGCGGAGTGGTTCCATTCCAATTTGTTAATGTAAGTCTTAAATATTGCCATGTACCTGCGGCAACGCCACCCTGTGAAGCACTAGGTCCACCGCCTGCATCGAATACTAAACCATTTGTTTGATTAGTTATATTGACTCTTGTTACCCAAGCAATATCACTATCTGGAGATTGAGCAGTACCTTTATTTGTTGCAGAATATCCAAATTCTATTTTTACATTTTTAGCTCTCCAGGTTGCGGATCCAAAACCAATACCACATTGTGTACTATATGAATAAGCCGTAGGTGATTTAATTATAATTGTAACTATATTACTTGTGGCATTAAGTTTCCAACCACTATAATAAGAAGGCGATCCGTCAAACATATTATGTGCAGATGCACCACTACTACCACTACCATAACTTGCTATTGTTGAGCTGGTAGTTGTATTTGTCATTATAAATGAGCCACCACGTTGCGTTAAATATGCTAAATCATTTGTATAATATCCGATTATAGTACCACCGTTTTCCGGATGTACATCTATTGCTCCACCCTTCATTACACCGGTTATTGATGGGGCAGCTTTATTTACTGCCCCGTCTATCATAGAAACCGGAAATTGTACTTCTTCGGATTGTGAAGCCGATATTTTTCTTTTAAGTTGATATATCACTATCCTATCCTCCTAAAATTTATTAAGATTTTAATTCGAAGAATAATCCTCCGATAGCTAACGTAGCACTAGGTGTTGTTTGTCCTGCAACACCCCATTCAACCATCTGATTTCCAGCAGTTACAACACCCTTGGCATTTACTTGAACCGCACTATATACGCCTGCCGTAACGCCACTATCTGGCAAATCTGAATTTGCGATTGCTCTTTTAGTTACGCTTATCTTGTTTTTATCTGTAGCATCTCTTGTAACTGCAGATACAAAACCAGAACCTGCGCTTGTAACTGTGATTTCTGTTAAAAGTTTGCTTAAATCATAGGTTACCCAACTTGTCCACGCTGATACGGAAGGCGAAGTTTGATATTTTTGACTTCTTACAGCAATCTTATTTCCGTAAACTACTTGCTGCGTTAATGTATTCAGTCCCTGACTTGCATCTTCGGTTTCTTGTGCAATCGTAACCGTTACCCACATTCTATCGGGTGCGCTACCAGTAGTATTATTCTTTGAACCAAGATTAAACGGACTTGAAGTAATATTTACGGGAACTTGATACAAACCACATTTTGTGTATATAGTATTATCTAATCCATCTTCGCCCGCCGTATCAGTCTGATGAACAGGACTATCTACTAAATCGTCGAACTTACCTGTCGAAGCAATCTTATGGAGCTCTATCGTCCCCGAAATCTCTTTGTTTGATAAAACAGCCTGACTAGTAGTGTGGTTTGTGTTGATTTTCGGCTTACTTGTTGCGTTGGTGTAATTTAAGTAGTACGCAGGTAACTGACCATCTAATCTCTCACTATCGCTTGCTTTGTCCGGAATATCCGTTTTCTTTGCAAAAGTGGATAAGTCGTATTCTACCCATTCGCCCCAAACATTTTGCGATTGTATTCTTGTATAAACTGAATTACCGTTTAATATTGCTTGATACTTTGTTCCGGAACTCGGATTTATCGTATGTAATAAAAATGGATTGTTTTGTAATGCAGTAGGAGCATCTGATGCACCCTCAACCCAATATGCAAGACCATTCGGAGCCTCTTTAGTAGTTGCTGCAGAATACTTTACTTTAATCGGGCCATCAATTAAATCTTTATAATCACCTGTTTTAGAAATTTTGTGTAATTTAATCGTTCCAGAAATTTCTTCTGTTGCCGAAGCTGCCTGCGAAGTAGTTGCTGTGGTGTCGAGAATGGGTTTGTTTGTTGCATTTGTATAATCTAAATAATAACTTGCCGCTTGATTATTTAATTTGGTAGCGTTATCAGCACTTTCCGCACTTTTAACTTTTGTGGTGCCATTTTTAATTTTATCTATTGCACCTTTATTTTCATTAATTGCCCCAACAACTGTTTTTGCTGTAGTTGTTAATGAATTATCGGTTTTTGTTTGATACGGCTCTAAATCAACTTTTGTTGTCTCTAATTTTGAAAAATTAAAATATCCAACTTGTAACCCGGTTGTAGTATTTAATTTATCAACAATCGCTTGATCTGTTGTGTACGTATACGGGGTAGCAGCTGCATCTACACGAGTAACCCACATATCTGGAACGTTTAATGTTTTAATTAAAGCATTATCCCCGACATTTAACTGTGTTTTTGTATAAGCATTTACTGCTGTTACAAATGCTTGATATGTATCAAAGGTTACTGTTTTTGCTTTCCCAGCCAAACCTTCTTGCAATGCTGTCTTTGTAGCATACGTATTAACAATATTGTTTCCAGCACCATCTTGATCTGCTTGTTTTACGTGCTTATCTGCATCTGCGGTATTATCAACGCTACCCAATCCAACTTGTGCTTTTGTAACACCATGCGGATTTTCTGTATTATTAATATGAGCTGTTAAATCAGCTGCGCTTGCTCTTGTTGTGTCGGTAGGGTGAATGTGGTCGGCTCTTGCAACGTTATTTGAAGTGCCAACAGACGCTGTGCCGTTCGCCTTTATGTTTGCAACCGAAGTTTCAAAGTTCTTATTAAACGCCGTATTTTTTGTAAACGCCGTTTCCGCACCGATTGCCGATGGAGATACGGTCGCTATTTTATTTTTGACTAACGAGGTACCACTACCGTTACGTACATCATCAACTTTGCCTGCACTTGAAGCGCCCGTAGCTAAATTTGTTAAAGCTTCTTGTACATTTGTTGCTCCACCAAATTTATTATCCGGATCTTCTACTGTAGTCATATCTGCGGATGTTTCTAAGATTTGTTGCTGATATTTTACTTCTTCACCATCTTTGATAACCGCATATAACTTACGTTTGATTTTGCCTTCTTTCAAAGGAATATCTGCCATTATTTGTTATCCTCCAATAAAATATAATCGTGTTGTGTAAATTGTTCTTCATCTAATTTGTTTATATCATCTGTTTTCCAAATTGTGGAACTTAAACCCTTTATGGTCTCAACAGTTACATAACTTGGTTTATTATTACTTTCAATATATAATCTATCGTTTAGATTTGGTTTTGTTACTTCTGGATATAAATCCAATCGGGTATTTACTTTACCACTATCATCTTTAGACGGACACAATCGTTGCGGTTTTAATACTTGTAGGTAACATAACTCAGTATCGTATTTTATAACCGGTAGATCATTTTCATACACAACACCTTGAATTCCAATGCCTAATTTGTCAAAGCATGTAATCGTTACTTCCGGCAAATTCGTTTGGAATGTTTCGTCTAATAACTTTGTTTGACCAGTATCAAAAACTGTTTTAACCACCAAATAATACGTTAAATCATCTGGCGGTTTTTCTATAAAATTAAAATGAATAATATAATCAGTTATATCTTCCAATTTTAATTTTATACTTGGATCGATTGTAACTTGATTATTCTTATTTACATAAGCTTCTATTAGCATTTAGACTATCCTTTATAAAGCTATTTCAAACCCTATAGGTACGGAGTTAAAAGTTGCACCATATTGAGGTGCATGATCGCTTGTTAATTTAATCGTATTACCTGTTATTTGCAATGTAACTTTTACCGCAGTTGGAGTACCATGCCCACCAACTGGTATTATACTTGCCCCATACATAATTATTGTTGTAGAATCTTTAGCTTTACAAGACATCGTACCTGTATAATTTATGGTTGAATTATTACCAATTTGAAAACTAGGAATAGTTACTATTGCACATAAACCTTGTGTTTTAAGGGTAGCACCACTTATAAAATTCGTAATGCTACCCGTCTTAAAACCCAGATTATTTATTTTTGTCTCTGCAGATTTTAATCTTGTAGCTAAACTTTCAATACATGCAGCCGCATTTTGAATTGATGAATTTGCAACCACCGAATTCTTACTTGTATCATATTTAGTATATATGTTAAAATCATCTGTATTTATAGTTACTGGTTTATCTTCTTTTGCTGTGGGTTTGGCATACCCAACGACTATTATAGGTATTGAAGTGTCGCCGCTTGTTTGCTTAGCATCTTCTGCATATATATTTTTTGTAATTAAATCTTTATTTTTTATATTTGGGATATCTTGTTGGTTATTTGCACTAGTACTTATTACTCCTGTAAACGTAATATCTTGCTTTACTTTCCATCCGTCATTAGATGATAATAAATCGCTAAGTGTATTGATTTCACTATCTAATTGATATATGTTTGATAACTGAGCTAATAATTGAGTAGCATAATCTGTATATTTATCTACTTGAATTGTACCAGAAATTAGTGCTGAATGGCTAACTGTCGCATTAGAAATTCTATTTCTCGGAATTTCTGGAGTCCCATTTAATGCTTGCATTAAAACTGCCGAGCCCAAACTGGCTTGTTGAATAGCAGTATTTAAAGATAAAGAGCTCACGAAGTCACCTGGAATTAAGCCAACATTTTTCGTATCTTTATTTAACCAATCTGCATAGCTATATATAATACCAGTTGTATCATTTTGGTATGTAGCCTTAGCATTAAGGGCAAAAGGCTCAATCATACAATCTTTTTTTAATGCCATATACTTCCTCCTATTTTATTGATATTTGATAAAATCCTATCTTGTTTGTTTGATCTGTTTGCTTACTATTATATGTTATACATTGCTCATATGTTTTTTCCATAGGTTTTTCACCTTTAATTTCTAATGGAATACTACGCATAGCTGCTTTTTCATATCGAGTGCCAGTAGGTAACTCTTTTTTCTCAATATTATGGTCCGTATCATATGGCATCGTAACCAATTCACCACTCGTTATAAAATTGTATTGAGTGTTTACTCCAGTTACATGTAATTGCATATATAAGGGTAAAACTGTTTGGGCTTTAGACAAATTTTCTTGATTTATTTCAACTATAGCAGTCATTAAATCATCAATGCTATATTGTGTAAAAGCCCCAGTGTAGCATACTGTTTTATCTATAACACTTATTTTTGCTTCTGGGTATAATGATTTTAATGCCTGTGTTATATCGTATACATTATTTATATTTCTACGTATCCCGAATGCTCTAAGTCCTGCTGTATATACGATTGTTTCTTGCTCAGTGGTTGTTAAAAATTTAGGTATAAATCCTAAAATTGTGCCATATTTTTTAAGATAATTTATATCGCTCTTACTATCAGCAATATCATATAAATTATAAATACTACTTAAATATTGTTGTAAAGGCTTGCTAGCATGTTGCAAAACATATTCAGATAATTCTTTAGTTAAATTATAAAATCCCGGAAATTGCTGAGTGTATTTCGGGATACGATTATTATAATTTTTTGTGTATATTTCTGCCATAATTTATGCCTTTTCTAAGGTAATTTTATAATGTTCATTAAACTTATCTACATCCCAATTAATAATATAAAATAAATTAAATGGAATCTCTAACGTATTAGAAGCGTTTAATAATATCTCCCCTATTTTAATACTTTTTATTACGAATGGAATGTCTAATAATTGCAGATTTGCAAATGCTTTATAGCAGCAAGAACACATTGCAGAATATAGTATCGTGCCACCAATGCTCAAAGTGTCAAAGTAATCTTCAATATTTAATAATATTTCTTTGGTTATAGATTCTTTAATTGTGCTGCCATCATTATTTACCAAACTAATTACAATTTCAATACTGGGATATATTAAATTAGCCGGTATATAATAACGTGCTTGCTGATCTGTATAATCCGTAGCAATACCGCAACCTAAAGATTTATATTGCGTTATAATGTTATTAAATGTTGTGGAAGATGTAACAGGTTTAGTTTGAGTATTATCTGTATATATTGCTACCGCTATAGAATGCGGAGGAATTGCTACGGTAGATCCTTCCCCAGATTGTGTAATAGACCAATTATATTTGTCACTTTTAGAAATTGCGGCACTTGTATCATTATTATATATTGCGACCTTGTCTGCCCCAGCTTCTAATAATTTTGCTTTAAGACTTTCAACTGTACTGGTAGAAGATTTATATAAGAATTGTAAATGTCTGGCACGAAGTTGAGTATCACTTTCTCCCTCTTTTCTTACAATACCACTTAAAGAACATAAAAAATCCAATACTGTTCCCGAAGCAGTCATAAAAGACATACCGTCATATAATTGTTTTGCATTATTACCAAAATCACATAATGTAGAGCTAAGTAAATCACAAAAAGTATATGCTTGCGTGCCTTCATCTATTACAAAATCATTACCATAAGCAGTCTTAACGATATCTACAATATCATCAAATATTTCTTTCTTTGTTCCGACCTGCAAACCGGTTTTTGGATCATATCTAAGAATACCGTTTTTTTCCATGTTAACTCCTTTATTTACTTTAATATTATATGCAGAATATTTTTGCTAAAATAAAAGGTAAACCCGCTAATAAGGCTTACCTTATATATTAAATTTAAGAATGAATTGTAACAACTAATTCAATCGTTCCGTCCGCCATTAATGCTCCAGAAAATGTTGTATCTGTATATTTTTCTAACGCTTTATCCAGTGTTGTCATCTTGTCTTTAAAGTTATATTTATCATAATGTGAAATACTATAAAATACCATAGCTAAATTTCCAAATATTGTTGTGCCACCCTTAACATACTTCATACCTAAATTATTCATTTCGGTTTTTATTGCGTTACTCATGTTTGGAAATTCGTCTGGACGAACATCGGATAACTCAACTCGATTTTCGCCTTGTACGTTTCTGCTATTGTTACCACGTTCAAACGTTACATCAAAATATCTGCCGTTTGCTTTCGGGGTTATTGATTTTACAATATGCCCGGATTTTAATTTCATACCTGGTTTTAATTCGGAAACTTTAATTGCTCTATCTTTGTTTTCACGTTGTACCGAATATGCTATTGCTGCCGCTTGTTTTGGATCTTTACCCGATTTTATTTCTGTAGCAATGTTCTTGTTTAATGCTTGTTTAGAACTTGATTGTATCAGGCTATCACGCATATACGCATTTATTTCTTTTACTTTCCAAATACCTTCATCTGCATACAGTTTTACTAAAATGTGATGCTGTCTGCCGTCTCCTACATCTATTCCTAATGTATAATCTTTTATATATTCGCCCGGAACATTATTATTTTTGTACCAACCATTAATGTTTAATACGTCCGCTTCAAACCCATAATCTTTAAGAGCTTTTAATACATACTCAATACCTGGGTCGCTGGAATACATTTTAGATATTTGTGCTAAAATAGATTTTATCTTATTAATATCGCTCATAAATAACCTCTTGTTTATATTTTAATAATTGTTTTAACAGATTCCCATAAATTTATGAAAAACTGTGGATCTTTTATATATATTCCTAATAATACTCCACCACCCAGAATAAATATTGCTCCTAAAAAACCTGCAAAATTTTTACTAAATAAATTCTGCCCTATGCAATAAATTATGCCAAGTGGAAATAATACTACTAATAAAATTTTAAGTATTTTCTTCATTTTTGTTATCACCGTCTTGTACAAATTGCGTTAGCATTAAATATATCGCGGCAATTGTTTGTGTACCTTCTTCAATAACATTGTTTATCTCACCGTCATTTATTGCTTCGCATAATTCTCCGAATTCTTCCCCGATTAATACTAACCATCTATCCATTGTGTTGCGTTCATTCGGATATTTTTCTTTTATATAGTTAATAGTTGTATGTACAATAGTTTCTAGATCTTCAAATTTCATACCTGGTTGCATTTTCGGGTAATAACCTAAATCGTCTTTTAACGCTATATTTGACGATTTACCGGACGTTGTTGCTTTATCAATAACTTGTGTTGGTGTAACTTTATTTCTAGAATTTACCGGGTTTTTTGCCGTGTGCTTTGAATTTATCATTGTTTATCCCTCATAGTTTTCTTTCCGCATATTTCGTCCACTACCGATTGATAGTCACCTAGTGGTTGTTGTGGCATCGCAGGTCCTTGCGGAGCAGGCCCTATAGGTTGTGTTGGTTGTGGAATATTACCAGGACCACCCATAGGCATTCCCATTCCCATACCAGCACCCATTTCACCGTCGCTTTCAGCATTTTCCGGAGTATCACTTTGTTTTGCCAACTCTCTATCTCTATCTTCGATATTTGTACCAAATCCGGTTAATTTTTGAACTTGTAACAATTCTTGCTGAGCAGTTTCATGTGTCATTAAACCACTATCCACGCATTGACTAATTGCTTGTAACGTACCAGATAATAAGCTCAATTTTTTATCTTGTGTCATTCCGGCAATACTTTCAAACTCATAATCTAAATCTGTGGGAACTTGTACGCCCTCAGCTGCATAAATAACAGGTAATAATTTATCTAATACCGGACGGATTTGTTCTTCTTGTTTACCTAAAATTGTTCCAGCATAAAATTCCATTTCGGCGGGGCTGTCACTGGTCATACCTCCCTTTGTTTCACCATATAACAATACTTTAGGCATTTCGGCTGCACCTGCTAAAATATCTTTTTGGGTGTCTAATAATTCGGATAATCCGGAAAACGTATAAGTACGTTGGTCATACTCGTCTTCCTTATCCATAAATATTAAATTATTTGTTCTGAAATTATTAACTGCAGCCATTGTACCAGATAATAACGATTGTGATGCTGCACTACCCATAGATAAACCTTGCATTGCAGATCTCATACCCTCAACCTTAATTATTTCTAACAAAGATTTAGAAATTAATGATCCGGCAGAGTTTTTAGCATTTTCGTGTATCATTAAATCTTGATAAATATGCTCTAATTCTGAAATGCCCCAACCATCTAATCGTGTATTTATTAATCTTGTAGATTTTCTATTTACAAAACGTAAAACACGAGAATGGTGTACTTTTACACTTTCGGAACCCGATCCGTCACCTTCTAACATAAATGTGTAATACTTCGGGCATCCAAAATCTTTTGACTTAAAATTTGTAACTTTTTCTTGACTGGGTTCCAAACCCCACCAACGATCTGTTGACCATAACTGTATTGCCGCACCACGTTTTATATTTTTTATTTGTAGGGGTTGTGATAAATCGGCTGTACCGTCATCTACCATTATTAATGATGCTGCGCCACCAAATAATCGAGCTTGTTGAGTTGCCCATATTAATTGCGGACGTAATCTAGATAACCTTTTTTGTATTTTTTTAACGCCTTCCGGAGGAGTCTCACCGTTAATTGTAATACCGGCGCTCCACATATCTTGGGCTACTTTATCAATGATACGTCTGAATATCCAACTTCCGTGATAAACTGCAGTAATTTCACCACGCTGGAATGTTATCATATCATCATAATATTCTGCAGAATTTAACCCAGCATCCGAAGCACCTAATTTTAAGGCACTATTGTTAAAAGACCCGTCTCGAATTTTTATCGAAAACGAGTCATAAAACGTTTCTTGTAATTTATCAGCAATATTAGGTTTACTGGATTGTCCACTCGGTGAACCTAAAATCTTTAATTCAGACATAATTCCTCAATCTTATGCAATTATTGTTCCGTTTATTTCTATTTCACGAGCACCATATTGTGTTTCCATGAATACATATATAGGAGTAAACTTATGAGCTTGTCTATCCGCAGACGTAATTCTGGACATCGGAATTGTACTTATTATATAACCATTATTGAGTGTCTGACCTTGCTTAATTAATAATGTTTTCATTCCGTTGTAATTAGTCATTTTTGTTTCACCAGAATACGAACTGCCTAAATATAAATAACCGTTTGTCATGTATCTAGTTAAAGCACTATCAATACGACTAACTACATTTGTTAATCCGTCATCCGTTAAATACTGCTTTTCTAACATTGTCTTTAATACGGCAAATATAACATCGTTTTCAGCACATATTGTACCATAAACATTTGATATAGGCATTTCGGTTACTAAATTTCCGCCAAAATTAACAAATTGTGAACCGATAGAATCTGAGAAATTTATTGTAGATTTATAATCGTCATATGAGCATCCGGTATCGTCTAAATAATCTACCAACATATTTTCGTCTGTAAAACAATAATCTTTAAAGGCGTCCGCTTCGTCCAAATTTATCTTGGAATAATATGCTGCGGTAGCTAATGCTGCATTTGTTTTCTGGTCTAACGCATCCACTTTTTGTTTGTATACTTTAATCCCGATAAATGCTCCGGTTGTAATAGCTTGTTGTTTCATTGCTGCAATTATTGCATCTAATGTAGTTGTGTCCGTAAATTGTACCGATACTAATAATATTAATCTATTCGGAGCTTTTAATGCACCTATTTCTTCTAAAAATTCGTGAAAATCTGTTGTAGGTGTTTTTAATAAGTCCGCTGTAGCTAAAAGCTCATCTAATACCACTACAATAAAATCTTCGCTTGTTCCGGAAACCGCATGTTTTTTAGCAATTAATTCTTGAGCACCTGTTTTATTTAATGTGGTTTTAAGTTTTAATAAGCTACCTTGACCTTCTGCTAAATCATAAATGGCTGTGTCTGCATTATCGGCTTTGCAAACCATCATTGTATCCGGATAAGAGCTTACAATTTGAGCTTGTTTCTGAATATTAAAATTTAACGAAACTATTTTTTGAATATCTACTGCCATTAATTACTACCTCCGGTTAACTGGTCATCTATTATCGCACTATAAAAACTATATGCACGTTCTTGAGCAGATGTTCCGATAGTTTTACCTGGTGCTTGTGCTGGAGCACAATCTTTTGCACTTATGTTTATGCACCCAGCTGTATCTTTGATTATTATATCGGAAATACCTTCTGCGGGGTGACTTCTGCAAAATGCTATAAATTCGTCTAAAATATCACAATAATCCGAAGTTTGCATAATAGATATTGTTATTGTTCCGGCACGACTTGCATTATGTGAATATGCAGCACCACCATCTGGAGTAGTTTGTATTGTAAACGGTGCATTCTGATAATTATATTGAATGGAACCTAATAATTTACCGCCTGCACCACCTAACGATATCTGACCTTTAATAGGATTGTTTATCGTTATATTTGTAGTAGCTAACGAAAGAACTTTCATTCTCAGTGTGTCCTCCTAATTTATTACCTTATAATTATATGCAGAAAATAAAAGACCTACATATAATAGGTCCGTTACTTTTCAAAATATTGTCCGTATGTTTTTAGAAACTCATCTCGTGTATACGTTTTAATTCTGCCGGAAATAATTTCAGCTTTATTCTTTTTGGATTGTATAGTTAAATTACCTTCTGCGACTTTAATAGGAAATCGTATATCTTCTAATTCAACTACCGGAATTGAGGTACATCTACAATTCGGATATTCTCCTGCGTGTCCGTTCATTTTATCCAATGTTAATCGTGTACTCCAAAATACCAAAACGTTATCCATCATCTTATGAGACGGACGAACTCTACGATCTTCGGACGTACTCCATATATACGCATTTATGCCTAATCGTCTGGAACGAACTTCGGTAATTGCAGAATTTAACTTTGAGCTTTCTGTGCGAATAATTAACTTCGCTCGTTTGCCCATGTGTTCTGTTAAATATCGCTCAATATCTGTTCCACGAAAACTAACGCCTTGGTCGTATCCTTCCCATAATTTTTTTGCACAATCTACTGGAATATTCTTAATTAATGATACGTTTTCCGCAAATTTCTGCATAAGTGGTTCATATATACTTTTTTCATGAACCATTTGTTGCATTACCAGATCTAATCGCTGTTGTCGTACAGCATTGTTAGATCCTTGTACCATCGCATTTATAATATTTTTATATCCGTTTTGGTTGCGATTAAAAATATCTGTAGAAGTCTGTCGTATTATTTTAGTAAGTTGCGAATAATCAATCTTACTCAATTCTTTAGATAATTCATCCAAAGTCATATTGTTTCGGATCTTTATTTTCGCAACTTTCTTAAAATAATTTAATAACTTTTGTTCAAAGATATCTGACGGTTTTATTTTTCGTCTTTGAGCTCTCAAAACAGATTTACTAAATCGTTTTTTCATTAGTCATTATAAGTTTCCAAACACCAGATTACATAGGCTAAATTACGCATTGAAGGCCACGTTTTATTCTGTTCTGCCCATTTTACAATAACATCTGCGTTAAAACCGTCTTTGATTGCTAACGTTGTTGTTCCGTCAACCCAAGCCTCATTGTACTGGTCATCAAAATCTTGGTCATTCTTATGAAATTCAATCTGTTCATTTAGATAATCTTTAATAATCTGATCTTTCGTTTTTTCTACGTCTATCATTGCCAATCCTCCCAATCCAATTTATTTCCGTTGCTATCAAGTCGTTCAACTTTTTCAGCAGGTTGACCAAATTCAACATTATTATTATATCTGGAAAAAGAATCAAAATGTACAGGATCTGTTTTAGCTTGTTCTTTAAAATACTTATATGTATTTTCTGGACCATCTCCAATACTTTGAATATATGCAGGGTCTAAGAAACGACCTTCTTCTAAATAACGTGTAGTAACACGTTTCATAGAATTAATAGAAGAAACATCGTTATAAGATAAATGAACCTCATACCCAGCTTCTTTTAGCATTTTCAAATAACGTAGCGCTGCTTTAGGTTTTTTACCTACAATAGGAATAACAATGTTATCTCCTTCATGAGCACCACCTTTTCCGAACTGCGGGATAATCATTTTTTCTAATATGATGTCCGCACTTTCCTTGTGTACTAACCCAGCAACATCTCCACCGTATTCTTTAAATTCTGGCAATTCTTTTTTAACTTCGTCACTATCTAAAATACGTGAATTTGTATGCTCGGAAACTTTATTAACAATGACCGATGATTTGCCGCCCGCAGGTCTTCCGATAACGATTTCTGCTCGATAATCTTTTTTAACCGGAATATCATAGGTTTCATGTTTCTTTCCATTTGCATCTCGTACAACACGAAGAGCATTACGATTAACCATTTCTTCAGCTATTTTTTGTCTTAAAGCTTGTCTTTCCGGAGTATTAATATTAATAGTTTCGTTAGATCCTATTTTTGTTTCAGGATCTATATCTCCAAGCGCTTTACTTAATTGAGCACTTTTATTTTTTATAATCGGGCTATTAATAATCTCATCTTCTGTTATATTACCGTATTTTATTTTTTCGTGTAATTCTTTTGCACCGGGTTCTTGCACTGCTAACGGATGTTCTCGTTTTGTAGTATTTACGACTTGTTTATTCTCAGATACTTGCGGTGTATTCGCCGGTTTACGCTCAGTTTGTGCTGATTGTGTATTATCACGTGAGCGTTCTTCTTTTTCCGATTTTGACCAATCTTTCCAGTCATCCGGACCGTAACCTTTCTCACGTAATTTTTTATAAGTCATAGGAGATGCACGTTCGGCATCATAGAACTCCTGATACATACCAACTTTTTGTAAAGCATCTCGTAATGAGATGCTATTTACATAATAAGTTTTTGAATTAATTTTTATTTTATACATAAATTATAAATTAACAACATATGTGGTTCCAGAATATGTGCTGGAGCTAGATTTGGGCAATTTACTATCTAATTTGTCTACAACATCCTTAGATACACCTTCCCACACATATACATCTTCACCACGAGCTTTCGGAGCGTGTAATCCTAAAGATTTTGCATAATTAAGAAATTCCATTACTTGTGGGTCTAAAGCATCCGTAATTGCTTGTTCTGAACCCATTGCTTCGGTTAATTTACATAAAGCTTCGTCTTCATCTTTTGCTTTAATTAAATATGTTTTATTGTTATGTTTTATCTTGTACATAATAATCTCCTATATAATATTATAAATGTCTTGACCATTTAATAGCTTTAAATAAAACTCTTCATATGCTTGATCTTCTGCATATGTAGGGTTTATCATATAATCACTGGCATTTGCTTGTGCTGTGAAAAACCAATCAATTAATTGTTGTTTTAATAATGGTTTATCAACGCCCTTAAGTTTAATATCTTTTATATTTTGATACCAAGCTTGCATCTCGCTCAACCAATGATGCTTTGACGAGCTATCCGGATTTTTATATACTTTATCGAAGTGCTGTATAAACTTTCTGCCCAGATTTTGACATTTTTCTAATGCATCTGCTCTAGATATAGACATATCGTTCATAGCCGTTGTGGCTTCATCGACTATCGGTGCATATATTGTATTTTTATCCGATATTTCGGATTTAATACTTGTATCTTTATTTTTTGCAAAAAACTTATTATACTCTTCTGCGTATTCTGGAGATACTTCTACAATTTGTTTCGGAGCAGGCATTCCTTCTTTTGCAAAATACGTACCGAGTAAATGATTTGGAAGCACTGTGATTGTATTACTTGGATCGTCTAAATTTATAGATCCTTGTTTATTTTGCTCGTCCCAAACACCCTTACCGGAAATAATTGCAGAGTTATCACCACTATAACTTACGACTTGAAAAACTTTACCACTATTTGTATAGTCGTCTACAACGTAACCATCTTGTAATTCTCTAAAACTATTAATCTGTTTATTCTGAGCTAATTTTTCAAGTTGTTTTTGCGTATTATTATAATTACCACCTAACATAAATCTGGCAGTATTATATTCTTGAGTTGAATACGTGGGTTTTTCTGCAGATGCGATTTGTGATTTAATAAATGTTTCTAACTTATCCGACTCATCTACATTTTTAGGTTCTATTATATTGTTTTTTGTTGTGGTGTTTGTTTGGGTACTTGAAGACTTTTCACTACCGCTTGCACTTTTTTGTTCATGAGATTTAACAATCTCATTTGCTTTTTCTTGTGTTAGATCTTTCCAATCATCTGGACCGTACCCAAATTCTTGCAATTTTTTATAGGTCATCGGGGATAATCTATCATCGATAGTTTTTTCAGTCTTTTCTACATTTTCGTCTTGTATATTCTTTTTAGCTTCTTTAATGCCTTTATTTACGGTTGCCGTTTCTTCCGGATCCATAATTTCGATAGCTTTATTAAGTTGACCAACATGAAGTTGTTCTTCTTCGACTATATCATTGTAGATCTTAACTAATTGTGCATATTTTTCATCTTTTGTCTGTTTATATAAGTTTTCAAAAGATAATATGTGTTGTTTATATAATGTGATTGTATTATACTCTCCGGTTATATCAGCACGAATGTTGCTTAACGTAGCAGTTTGTTCGTCTAAACTAATACCTGCATCTTTAATCTCAGCACTAATTTCTTCTTTCGCCGGTTTATTTGCGGTTAAATCCGAAGAAGTTGCTTTGTCGATTATAGGTATTCCAGGTTTCTTATCTTCGTCAAATGCCGGTTTTACCGCGATAATTTCAACGGTTCTGCCTTTGTTTGCGTTATGCGTTATAAATTTTTCTTTCGCTTCGTCTGTGGAAGTTGCACGTACCAAATTCATTTGATATATAGAACTGCCTGGAACAGTAAAAGAAACACGGAACAAGGATTTTTCTTGTTCGTCTTTAAGTTTCTTTTTAATTAAGTAAATTTTCTTCATATAGCTCCTTACAGTAAATCATTTTCATTAGAAGTTGTTTCTGGTTCAGTAACTTCTTCAACTGTTTTTGTACAAGGCGTTAAAGATACTTTAACAAAATTATCCGCCATGGGCATAACGATTATAGAATCACTCGTATCTGCCGTTCTTACAAGTTCAAATTCAACATTTGCCGGAGCAAGAATAACAAACTTTTTCATAACTAGTCCTCCTTTATAATTTACTTAATTATTATATGCAGTTTTTATTCGGATAACAAGTTAGTAAATTCGATTGTTCTATTAATTATATTTTGTTTTTCTTGTTCCGAAATTCGCCTTTCCAATAGCGTCATTGTTATATTCTCGTTATCTTCACACCTAAACATTATAGCACTTGTACAAGCATTATAATAATATTGTTCTATGTTACTACCGATTATTTTAATGGTTCTCAGCAACATCTCAGCATCCATATATCTGCCGAAAATATAAACAGGACATATATAGTGTCTATTAGGTTTATAGTAGCGAATATATTTATTTAAGTTCTTTAGCAATATTTTATCGTTGTTAGATATATCTTGCCAATCGCATTGATAATCTTCTAATATAAACTTTCGTATATCTAATGTATCATCCTCTTTATAAGGTTTTATCGGAAGTCCATCTAATTCTGGCTGATGTTCTTTCCATAATATCGCCATATATCCGTCAATGAAAAATTGTTTACCGTCTTTTGTTAACTGTATTTTTGCTAAGCCAGGTCGGGAATCTTTCATATCGTTAATAATCTTCTTTAATACTACTGCCTTATGTGTTTTCTTACCATTCTGTTTAAGGATCTCATTATTGCGGCAATATATTAAAAATTCGATTGCTTCGTCTCGCTGCGAATTATTTAACAATTTTATGCACTGTTCAATATCTGCTATATTCATACGTAACTCCTTATCTACTTAATAAATCATTTAATTCTTGAGATTCCTGTCTATCGTGAATAGGTATTGCATTATAACAATCACACATTTCCGAAAAACGGCTATCGCATGTATAGGCAAAATTTCCGCCCATCATCCATCCTATTTCTGTCGGTTTGTTATAAGGTTCGATATGATACATTACTTTACCGAATAAATTCCTTTTAACCATTTTAACCGCATTTTCCGGAATATTGTTTTCGTCTATATTTATATATCCATCATCGCAGATTAATAATAACTCGTTATACTTAGACGAAATGCCTCCGTTTGTACAATCTCTTCCGTTGCTTCTAAATACACTGATACGTAATGCTTTCATTGTTGCTTTTCCTCGCTTAATTTTTATTCTAATTCAAAATTGCATATCACGGATACCCAATCCCGAATTACACCAGTATTATATCATATAAAAAGTAACTTGTCAAATAATTTTAATAGATATTTTGAAAAATTTTAGAATTTGGCAATTTAATTTTTATTTTAGAAACGGTATTATCCGATTTTAATTCTTCCAGATATTTCTCAAATAGGGAATACTCAATGGTTAAATAGCTACATCTGCTTTTTTGACCTTTACGGTTATATGTAATCTTATACATTACTGCTCCTTGTTAAAATAAATAAGGCGGGTTTTATCCCGCCGTTATTATTCTTCAAATTCACTTAAACCTGTAACAGCTTCATTAATTGATTTTGCCGTTGCGGCTAAACGTTTTATACACTCGTTAATTTCTTTCGTATCGTCTGCCATTTTGACGCCGTAATCGCCGGTTACAACCGGAATTCCTTTACATCTTAATGAATGTATCGCAAGACGAACCGCTCTGGCGCTCATACCATACATACCGTTAAAATATGCTGTTTTAACTGTATCGTGAGTTTCTAAAACGTTTATAACGATTAATTCGTCATCTGTAAATTCTTTGCCTTCTTTTACATATTTAATCATAAATATCTCCTTCGTGCTATTTGCACATTCATTTATTTGCACTAATATAATATCACACCAAAAGACGTTTGTCAAATAATTTTTATAATAATTTTGAAAATAATTTTAATTAACCTTTATAAAATATCCGTATACGCATCGATTTTCATCTCGGCTGCAATCATAAATATCGTGGATAATCCCGTCAACTACTGCAACACAGTGATGACTTACGTCTACTACTAATCGACCTTTCGGTAATTCATCTTCTCTTAAGTGCGTTGTACAGCCTGAACCTATATACATTGTTGAAATCCATTCCCAACCAAGATCTTTCATAATTTTTCTTACCGTAGGTCCCCAGACACCTGTTCGTGCAGAAGATCTTGTTCGTCTTGTTTTTGTAAGTCGTTCTTTCTTTGCATACGCATTTATAAGATCGTAAACCTGTTTATATGGCATCTGTGTTGCTATTGCGATTGATCTACATACACAATCACCAGTTGTTCCTTTGTATCCGGCAGCTTTTCTTCCGCCGTCATCATAAATAAACTGCATATTGTGCCTCCTTAATTTCCATTCTTCACTAGTATTATATCACATAAAAAGTAATTTGTCAAACAATTTTAATAGGTATTTTAATAATAATTTGAAAAAATTAAAAATTGCTATAAGGAAAACCTTATTAAACTTTTACATTTAATAAGGTTTTGTGAGGAAAAGCGACCTGTTTTAGCTCTTGTGTCGGTCAAACACATTGAAGGGGTTATGAGCTATTATGAGGAGTGATGAGGAAAATCACAAACGCAGGTGAGACTCGAACTCACTGAATGCCCTGTCTGCGTTATATAATCACGTACTTTAGAAATACGTGATTAGTCTTGAGTCTAAAAACTCTAACGATAGTTCTTTACCGGATTTATTTATAACTTATCAATAAATCAAAACGTAGATTTTTAACGACTTATCATACGGACAACTAACATATATGTCTCACGAGATTGTTATACAATCCAATGCTGATAAAAAATAAGGATTTAATACAACGCAAAGAACACGTTGCTTTGGCAGCCGATACTGGGTTCGAACCAATGAAATGCAGGAGTCAAATTCCTGTGCCTTGCCACTTGGCTAATCGGCTATCTTGATAACTCTATCTTCAATTACTTTGAAGAAAACCTTTACCGCTAAGGCTCTTAATCGACAGATGCTACTCCGTCAATTCACCATTCGAGCTATCTGGTTTTTGTTAAAAATACTAAGGCTGTTCATTTCAATCCATTTACTACAGCTTCTCTATTCCGTTCAGCAGCTGTGATAGTATTGAGACAACACTCTTAGCACCTGTCACTCCCACCACTTACCTAGGCTTCGTAGCACCTTAATATCTAATTTGTGCGGAATAGGAATTCTCACCGCACTATGAACACTTCTACCAATTTATGTTCTTCGGATAATACCTTTCGATTATCAAGTCACCCAAACCTATTGTTGGTCGTCAACCTTATTCAGGATTTTCGTTATTACAAGCCGTCATCTTCTCTCTGTTTACCTTGTGTTCTGAAACTGCTTTATAGTAACAAGGCACTTGTATAACATAATAACTCTATCTTATTAAGAAAAATTCACTTCATTGAACTTAGATATCATTCATCCAATGTTGCTTATAAACCAATTCGAGTTATTTTGGTTTTGAGGAAAAATTAAAATGTAGCAGATTACTCTGCACTGGAGCTTCTAATCAGACTCGAACTGATAACCTATCGCTTACAAGGCGATTGCTCTACCGATTGAGCTATAAAAGCATTTAATTAGGATATAAATCGAAAAAATGACTGATACGTTGATGAAGAAAAATTATTTAAGATTATTACAAAATAACAAAGCTCTCAAACTAAGGAACATCAACAAAAACAATTTATATCCTAAGTGGTCGAAAATGTCCGATTTGCACGGCGATTTCTGTTCCCAAAACAGACGTGTTGCTATTACACCACATTCTCGTGTGCGCTTAACTTTAACGCCACGGCTTATTTATACGTTTTTGAGACAACGCAGGCGTACTAATTTGCTTCTTATCCTGCACTGGTGCGAAAGGTCGGACTTGAACCGACATGATAGTTATTATCGAAAGATTTTAAGTCTTTTGCGTATGCCTATTTCGCCACTCTCGCATTTTGTTTGGGTATTTTTGTATCCAAACGTATTATATTATATACTATCTTTTTTCGATTTTGTATATACTTTTAATAAATTTTTAAGATTCTTTATAAATTCATCTTCCGAACTTACTTGCTTTGTTTCTTCGGGTTTCGCTACAACTATCTTTTTAGCTTTCTGTTCTTTTTTATCTTGTTCTTTTTTATCCATACGATGTTGCTTACGAATTATGTTACATATTCTGCCATAATAATGTTCTCCAAACATCTTCTTCATTATGCAACACATAACGCCTTGCACTTCGTCATAAGTATCTCTCTCATGACATTTTGTAACAGCTTTGCTACCATCGGTAAATAATACAATCGTATAAGGCTTCTTAAATAAAATTTGTTTTATACAGATATCGTTATCTACCTTATTGTAGTCATCGGGTATATCATCCGTAAAATTACTACGCTTCTGAAATTGTGATTTATAATAGTCCAACCAATGTCTGTCTGACCACATAAAATTTATCTCCTTTCTTTATTATAATATTATATGCAATGTTAAAAGTAATTTGTACATTATATTGCTAAAATCTCGTCATCGCTTATATTAAGGTGTTGATTAAATAAACTGGTTATATAATTTATCGAGTATACCTAATCTTGTCATATTCTGGCGATTTTGACGTCTGCTAAGTGTTATTTATTATTTGATTTTTCATACTATCGCAAAGTTTAACTGCAAGCTCTTTGGTAATTTTATCCAATTTAGCAGGATCTGTATTATTTATGTCTATAATTCCTTCGTAACCCCATGGCAATGCTAAATCTAATCGTACATCCTTACGTGTACCGGCTAATGCGTCTGCGTCTATAACTTTTAATGTTAATACAACACGGCGAACACGTGTATGCTTTATTGTGTTATACTTAAATTCTGGTAGCTTTTCAATATCTATCATCTTCTGTATCTCCCATTTCCGGCAATTCCCACCAGTTTCGTGTATCGTCCGCGTCTATATGTAATAATTTATACGCACTTAAATCTATATCGGTAACTTCTCGGAGGCTTAATGCTGAAATAAAGCTATCTATTAAAAATTGTTCTACGTTTATATCCTTAACTCGAGTATATCCGCAATAAGGATTTAATTGTTCTAATAAAGAATTTGTGTCAATAAACTTTCTAACCGCGTGTCTTAAAAAATGCAACACGGTTTCATTATCTGGTTTACATCCTGTATACTTAAATATATACGATTTTAACGCCGTTATTTTATTAAGTTCGTTTTCGCCGTACCAGCCCTTACATATCATTAAAATATCTTTACTTAATGTTCTCATATTCTACCTTCTTTTATAAATTTATCAACAGAGTCTTTTATAAAAATTTTCCAATCATTCGGGATTAGTTGTTCTACAATAATTACTCCATCTGCATTAAATTTTAAATCTTCTATTTTAATATCAAGATTATAATGTTCTGGAGTATTTTCAATATTGAACTGTAAGCATTCCACAAATAACTCATGCGATAGCTCCACATTATTATACGATAACAATTTAGCTTGAAACGCATATTGTTCTAGAAGATTATTCTTAATTCTTTCTAAAGCATCTTCAGTTGCTTTTAATGTTTTAAAATCCGATAAAAATTTATCGTTAATCTTATTAATAAAGGTCTGCACATTTGCAGACTGTATTTTTGTACATTCCTTATTATATTGTGCATTTACTATACTTGTTATAAAAAACGGTGCATATGCACCTAGTATTATAATCATTACTATTATAAAAATACCAATACTTTCTGTATCCATAATTATATCCTTCCTTAATTGTTATTCGTTTTCTTCTACAGAGTGCTTAGCATCTTCTATAACATCTTTATATTGTTCTCTGTATGTTGGGTCCATCGTAAAATAATATTTTGACCACGATTTATTTGCTCTGCAACTTATAACACAATCTTTAATACCACAACAAAATTGAGGCGTTGGATCTTGTGCAATCTCTGAAAAAGTGCGTGTTCTCGCAGATCCAAAATAAAATTTTGATGCTGATATAACTTTTTCTTTATTATGGAAAAGATCATAATAAATTTTGCGTTCTTTTTTATCCAAAGACTCATAAATACGCACTACTTCGTCAAACCGCTCTTTATAATCTTGCTTGACAGCTTGTATTTTCTTTCTATATGCTTGTATTATTTGCTTAATTTTAGTATAAATATGGTGTCCTAATGCAAATGCAAAAAACACAATACTTATAATAAATATAATTAACACCGAAGTTTGCTGAGAAATTGTAAAATAAATAATCGCAGATATAATACTTATTGCACCTAAAACATAGGTACTTTTAATATTTTCAAATATAAAATCTAATATTTTATTCATACATTTTCCTCTAAATATATTCTGCAAACTCGACACTCAAAATCTTTATATCCTTTATTGCTTAATCGGATATCTCGATTGCGAATTATGCACATATAATCTTCTGCTTCCATCATTGTGCTATATCCATATTTTTTTGTAAATTGTATTAAATCAATCTCGGGAGCATTGATTTTTATGGATTTATCTCGAGCGATAAATTCGCATATTTCGCTACTCGCCAGAGTTTTATATTCTCGGTATAAAACATATTTAAACGTTTGTCTTTGTAACTCCATATTATATTCCGTATACGTTTGGATGGCTTGACGAATGATCTATTACTTTATAGCTTGTATCTATCGGAATATAACCTATATGATATTCACTATATCTGCTTTCTACTACGGTATCATACCCCGCATATATTGTTTCTAGCAGCCATCTTAGCTGTTCTGTCGTTGCTTTTACAGCGCTCTGTCCATAGTCTTGCCACAGAATTAAATTCTTGTCGATATTTTTATTTATTGTAATAAAACCAAAACCGCCATAATCGTTGCGGACTGCTGTATATGTAATGCCGGATTTTAATTTATCCAGCATTACGTGTAATTCTTTATCTGTAAACTTTTTCATAATGCACCTTCTCAATAGTCCGACATATCAACGTTCTTCCAAGCTTCTTCAGCGTACTTTTTACTTTCTTCAGGAGTAAAAATTTCGGAATTCTTAAAACTTTCTATCGTATTATACGGCAATGTTCCTTTAACAAGCGATATACAAACTGACACTTCATAATGACCATCGTCATATAAATTAACATAACAACCTTCCCACGCTTTCAACGTGTTGATAACTTCGTTCTGAACATCCTTAGGTAATCTGTTTAACTTTTCACAATTTTTCATCTTTTTATCTCCTCTCGATGTGTACCATCACATCCATTCTTCACCAATATAATAACATATAAAAAGATGTTTGTCAAGTAATTTTTATAATAATTTTGAAAATAATTTAGAAAATTTTTTACTATATTAAATCTCGTTTGGCAGAAGTCGTATTTATCCAATTTTTAGCAATTTCAAAATATTTAGGATCTTGCTCTATGCCAATAAAATTTCTAAATAATTCCTTACAAGCAACACCGCAACTTCCAGACCCCATACAATTATCTAAAACAATATCGCCTTTGTCTGTATATGTTTTAATTAGATATTTTAATAACGCTATCGGTTTTTGTGTAGGATGCTTAGTTTCTAAATTACTGTCTCGGTTAAATTGTAAAACTTGTATAGGATATCTAAAACCGTCATCTATATACGGAACCGGTTTTATTTTATTGTTTGATCCGCCAACGACTGTGCTAACTCGTCCGTGTGTTTTACAACTTGCGTCTTTACCCGTTCTAGGAGTTCGTTGTGGATTATACTTTGGTTGATTTTTATAAAATACACTTATACATTCTACAACTTTTCCTGGTCTTCGCTCACATTGAAATATATTTGTTAATTTATGCTTTTGCCAATACCGATCATATTTATAATCTTTTAAGTTGCTTAAGCGTAGCAATGAAGAAAACGGTTCTTGTCCGAATAAGCATATACAGCCATTATCTTTTATAATACGATTATATTGCTCCCATACTTTATCCATAGGTAGCGTTTTATCCCACTCCAGAGGCGTTGTACCATACGGTGGATCACACAATATTAAGTCTATGGATTTGCTTGGTATGTCTTTCATAATTTCTAAGCAGTCACCGTTATATAATTGTATCACTGAACTTTTCTCCGTTTCTCGTAACAATCAAAAAATTGTTCTTTTGTAATGCTATTAACGTCTTCTCCTTCCGGAACTGTAATTACTGATATATTTACATTTGGAAAATTCTTTACGAAGCGTTTTGCCGCATTTCTGCCGGCGTCATCGCCATCAAAACATAATATATATTGCCGAAAAGAACATTTCTTTAATATATCATATTGATAACTACTACCTGTGCCGATAAATGCTATTGCATGAAGTCCGTATGTCCATAGCGTTAAAGCATTTATAAAACTTTCCACAATAATTATTGACTTATCGTTTATGCACTTATCTAAAGCATATATAGGTTTTTCACTGCCGGCAGGATAATTAAAAAATTTCCCTTGTACACTTCGTCTTGCCACAAATACGCATTTACCAGTAATATCATTAACCGGAAATGTTATACAATTTGTTTCTTTATCATAGCCTATATCGAACTGTTCTACAATTTCAGGAGTTAACTTACGTTTCCACATATATGGATGCTCCCAGCGATATGTATCTAATTCATCTTCGCTAATATAATCAATTTTTATAGGTTGTTTTCGCTGCGGCATCGGAATTCCAGGTCTTTTTATATATTCGGAATCCAAATATCTATCACGTAACCATTGTGTGCCGTATTTACCGCGGTCAAAACGCTCGAATAATCGACTTATCAATACAGGCAACGACATAGATTCACCGCATGTAAAACAATGAAATAAACCGGTATTTACGTTTATACCGGCAGAAGGTTTTCGTTCCTGTCCGTTTTTATGAAAAGGACAAGTTACCATTAGATCATCGTTTACGGCTTTTATATCCTTAAAATACATAAAGCCATATTTAAGATTTAACTCATCTCGTAAATCTTTAATTATTTGCTCAACTGTAGTGTTGAGTATCATATTATCTATTTGCAGCATATTATATTATATCTAAAAATATGTTAAATTTGTAATAATGATTTTTTACCAGACTTAATTTTTACTTTTTGAATAACACAATCGTCTTCACCGATACGAGATTTAGCAATATTAAAATATTCTTCGTTTATTTCGATGCCGATAAAATTTCTTTGTAATTTCCGACACGCAACCCCGGTAGTGCCACTCCCCATAAAACAATCTAACACGACATCGCCGACTTTTGTGCTGTTACGAATAAACTTTTCCGTCAACTCCAACGGCTTTATCGTAGGATGCTTATACATCTTTTTATCTTGTACGTTTAATGGTGAAATCCACCACGTTTTAGCATCTTCGTAACACTCCGGATTTACGTGTCCGGACTCATGAAAATATAAGCAATATTCTGTATCACTTACGTACTTATTCGAGTACGTTGGCAAAGCATTTGATTTATGCCAGCAAATAATTTCAAATAAACAACCTAGTTGGTTTACATAATAATTAAGATATTGCATAATCTGTTTCTTATTACACCAAATATAAATATTGATAGATTTCATAATTCTTACCAACTCGTAGTTTATTCTAAAATCATATCCTTTATCTATTTTAGAATCCGTCAATACTTTTAAGGACTCATTTAGTTTACATTTTGTGTTAATAGTTCCTCCACCGTTGATTGCAACCTCATACGGAGGATCTGTTATAATGCAATCTATAGATTTTGATGGAATTTGCTTCAAAATCGTGGCACAATCGCCAAGTCGTAAATCAATCATATAAATACCCCAAGTAAACAAAAACGCCCGATTACCGAGCGTTCCTGCCGTTACGTTTTATTCGTAACTCGTTCTAATCCAAACTGTGTCTTTTCCGATCTGTATGTATACTCGACATAAACCTTTTTCGTATCTGTCTTTCAACAACTCCAAATCTTCTTTGCTTGCCGGCTGCCCGTTTATTCGTATTACCCATGCTTGCATATCTGATTTGCACCTCCTTTAGGCTTTACACAACGCTTTCGTTGTTACCTTTTATTTTCATTATAATTATACAATAAAATTACCGATTTGTCAAGTAATTTTAATAATAATTTTGAAAATAATTTTTATTTCTTTTTATGCAATCTATTATATGCTTTGGCACATAAACATTTTTCACTTCTACGAGCTTCGGCTTTACAATAATGCTTCGTATGAAGATTTGTAGGTTCGCTCGGAAATCTAAAATCGCATTTTACGCAATATGGCATCTCACCACTCATATCACGTTGCTGCTTTTCACTTTCGAGCCATTTCTTTTTGTCTAAATTTTTCTGTATAATACTATTCATTTTTTTCACCATTTATATCTGTATATTACTTTATTTGTCGCTACTTCAAAAATTGTAGAGATGTGGTCTTCGTCTTTAAGATTTTTAGCTTGCCAATCAGCTATTTCTTCAAGTGACTCAAATACCGCACCACTAAAACATCCCTCACGATATTCTCCCAACATTGCATCATAAAATCTGTGTACATAAAAATCTACAATATACATAATTATTCTCCTTAGGCTTTATTTTTTACCTTCATTTATATTGTATCAGATTAAAAAGCGTTTGTCAAATAATTTTTATAGATATTTTGAAAATAATTTTAATCATTAAATTCATACTCGCCAACAACCAAAGGACTTCCGCACTCCGGACATTTGAATTTTTTATAGTCGATCTTTTGCATATTTATTTTAACCTCCAATAAAAGACGTGCTCCGTTAAATTTCCTCTTCGAAGCTATCTTTCTTTACATAGTAATCATCAGCTTCACAACAGTTATAATAACAATAATCAACATACTTAAATAATGTTGAATCTATGAGATCTTCTGGAATTACTTCACCGAAGATCTTTTTATATTTTTCTTGCTCAGAAGGCTTTAGAAATCTGGATCTACCAAATTCACCACTTTCAACTCCGTAGTTACTATCAAGTTCGTAAGCTAAGTATTTATTATAATTTTTTGTGCTACTATAATCAACAAATCCCTCGATAGTAAAATTACTTTTGGCTGGGAACTTTTCTTCAAGATCATAAATATCGTTGCAATTAAGTTTTTCTAACAATTCTTTTGTTACTGGATATAATACCTGTTTATTTCTTACATAATCACTCATTATTGTTTTTCCTTATTTCAGATTCGACACACAGGTGACTTTATTTGGGTTTTTCTGACACCACTGACACGGACTATCACCTATATAAGGCGTTTTGAGATACTTTGGGTTGTTAGGACAGCCTTCACAGCCGCTCCAATTATCCGATTTCGTTGCCCAATCGGGAAGCGTTAAAGAGCGATAAACTAAATCGTTATCAAGGATTGTAGTTCCCTTTGGAGTAGTTCTCGTGCTTACATTTGTATAAACCACAGTAATATTATGTGGTAAATATTGAGAACAACAAGGACATTCCACCTTAGAATTAAGTATATCTTCGGCTTCATAAGTAAACTCGCAACCGCAATACGGACAAGTCCTATTAAATTCTTTTTTTCCGTCTTTAATTATTTTAATTGCCATTTATATGTTCCTCCTTATAGGGTTTATAACAACTACAATTTTCTTGATTGTCTTTATATGGGCAATCATCTAAGCATCCGTCAAACATACATGAGTCCAACGCTTCTATATAATTTTTACATATCATTATAATTCATTCCAACTCCAATCATTTATATTATACGCACGAACTTGGTTTGTTTTATTATCAAATACTAAAAAATAAAAATTTCTTTCATTTTCCATAACAAAACAATTTAATTTATTCTCTATTTTATTTGTTTTACGGTTAAAAATCTTTATATTCATATTTTTTTATTTTGCGGATATAAATTACATTTACTCCGATCACCATTACAAGTACAAGCATCACACTCTTTTGTTGCTATACAATACGGCTGTTCTTCATCAATATATTCTAATGAAGTTCCACATAATGCGAAATAATATCCCTGCTCATACTCGCTCAAGTGTCTTTTAGCTGTTCGAGTTCTGTATGAAGAACACTTTTTATACTCATGAACATAAAGAATTAACATACCAGTATCTTTATGCTGCTCTACGCATTTTAAGTCAAATTCTCCGTACTTGTCTATTATATATTCCTTTGTTCCAAACTCTGAAATATTTTTAACTACAATTTCAATTTCATCTGCAGTTTTAACTGCGGATAGCCAATCTTTAACTAACATATCAATGCTCCTCAATCCATTTTATAATTGCTTGTGCATGAGAATACGGTTCGGCAAATACACTTACATGGTTAATATATAAATATGGGTCACTTGATAAATCATCTGGTTCTATACCCTTGTTTTTCATCCATTCGTGAACTATACAATCAGCTCTATTTGCCATATCCGCACCTTTAGCGCCTTTCTTTAATAAATCTTTTATATATTTAGGAACTTTCATTTTTATCCCTCTATAATTTCATATATATCAAGATTTGGTTTATCCTTAAACTCAATTCCATAGCGTTTTTTAAGATACACACAGCAAGGCATAAAGAACATTTTCGGGATATTCATTTTCGGTATATTTTCTTTAGCCCAGTTTTTGTCATATTCGCTTAAATCTAAACCTAATATATAATACTTAAATATACGGTTAAATATTGTTGCTGTCTGTGTATCACTCACAACATCTCGCATATCTACGGTATTCGGAATCCAAGTACGAGCATAATTAAGTTGTTTTTGTATTTTGTTACTTTTACTTTCGGCAAGTCTGGGTATCATAGATAACCCTTCGCTTTCACAATTATTTACAATAAACCACTCTTCAATAATTTGAATATCTGTTTTACCAGATACTTTAGCTTCAATTAATAAATCTTTTAATGTCTTCATATTTTATTATATACCAAAATTTATATAAATCGTATTAGATATCTTTATTTATTATATTTCTGAATTTCTTATACGCATATTTAGTCCACGATAATATGCAATAATATGTTAAGGGATATGTAATTAAGCATATCACCGCAGCAATTCGGTCATAAACGGAAATTCCACCAGTAACCAATGTAACAACACAAGCAATTAAACAAACGCTGTATAAGACCAAACATAGCACGCCTATTATCACCACTATGACTAACCAAAAAGCTTTAGCTGTTGCTTTCATTTTATCTCCTTTAATTCCACATATTTATTTAATGCTTGTATTGCTTCTTCATATGAACTTGCATTGCTTACAGCTTCCCAGCATTCGTTATATTCGATAATTCGACTTTGCTTTCTTAACACCGTTCTAACCTTTGCTAAGATTACGTAAATATTTCCAGAAGCATCTCGTTTATTATAGGTAATAATTTCTTTTTTCATAGCTGTACTCCTTAATCATACTTTGCGGTGTCTAATTCTATATCGTATTCTTTCGCAACTTCTTTAATTATCTTTTTAACTTGATAAGGTGTTCCGCAGCCCGTTACTTCGTGCAATTTATCAAGTAACGAATTAAGAATATTTTTAGCAGTATTTTTTGCCATTTCCGTCTCATATATTTTATCTGTATGGGTAAATTCTGGTAATTCGGTCCAATAATCTACATTATAACAAACTTTGTTATCATCAGACCAATCAGCACAATCCCATTTAACAACTGCATAAGTGTTATCTGAAACGTAGTGGCCTAAAACATATTTATCACACTCTGGAAGTTCTTTCTTTGCATCGTGCCAAACTATTTTCTGATAACCACGATTACTTAAATTTTTAGTGGTCCATTCCCAATCTACTTCCGCATCTTCGTCTTCAAATTTTGTGTCTTGCCAATCTATACTTTGCTGTAAATCATACTCAAATTCTAAATTTTTATTCATACGATACCTCCTAATTACGCCATATTCTTTATTACTTCTGGATCGAACTTTGCGTGCTTAAAACGTGTTAATTCTTTTTTATTCTTTTCAATCTGCACATCTGCACAATGTACATTAAATTTCTTATACTCTTCAAACGTTGCCCCTTCCCAAGCTTCGTTTTCTTTATAATCACGATACCACAATAATTTCATTGCTTCGGCATTTTCGTATGTATCGACAGCTTCCCATTTTGCTCGTACATCATAATAAAACGCTAAATTCTTTGCAATCTTATTTAATAATTTCGTTCCCTGCTGCGTTAAATTACTTGCGTTAATTAACTTACGATAACACTCTATTCCGTAATGCAATTTTAAGCCGTTATCGTAGGTAATTGTATACACGTTAGTTATATACTGCCCACAATTATCGCATATACAGCCCTCATTTTTCGATACGTGGTCGAACCGTATGTCTATGATTTTCATTTTTGCTCCTTCACCAAAACAACTTCATATCCGATTTCTTTCGCCACAGTGATAAATTGATTTATCGAAGGTATATGCTTATAATTGTACCATCCTGCTATCGTGTTTCTATGTATACCTGTTTTTTTCGATAACTCATTTATATTGTGCTTAAGCAATTCGTCAATAAATTTGTCCAGCACATCATTTTTTACACTCATATATTAACACACTCAGAACAACTTGTCAAGTAATTTTTATAATAATTTTAAGAATAATTTAGAAAATTTTAATCGGGAGTATAATTAGTAACATATATATAAGATTGAGGAGCTTTATTTAATCGGCAAACACCATGTTCTTCGCAAAGGTTCTCATAATACTTAGGATTTTTGCAATTAATACAACTTGTGCCACACTTGCGATAAAACGCACTTAAAGGTGTCGGAGCAAAAACCTTAAGATCTTCTATATCATACATATAGACACGTTTATTTTTTGCATACTCTTCTACCATATAAGGTTCTAAGCATAACCGTTTTAATGCCGGTTGTACGCTCGGATCATAATCTGCGTATAAATATTCAAGCTCTTGTTTATTTCGGCATATAAACGAAGCGACAACGTTTCCCGCGGCATTATACGTATTGTTATTGTACTCATAATAACAAGGCTGTCCTTTCGTGCAATAAATTAAACCAATAAAAGGAGGTTCGAGATTAGCCTTACGCAATTCAGCTAATTTTTCTTTACGCAATATGTGTCCAACCATATCGCCATGTATACTAAACAATATAATACTTTTAATTTCTTCCATATATTACCCCTTGTAAATATCATCGCCATATCCTGGCATTGTTCTACGGAGCACAAAATCTCTTAGTTTATTATAAATTTCTTTAGTGAAATCCTTCTGCCCACGCAAAAATTTTTCATATAAGTTATAATAACAAATCATTAGATATTCGTTATTATGCTCCGCATAATCAATATCTATCGGCTGGGTTTCTTTAAAATACATAGCATAATTACCGATACTCTTAACACTAAAACCGCGTTTATTCATTTCTTTAATAACGATATCCGAATAATACTGGAGCATTCCTTTCGGATATTTATAAACGTAATTAATAAGAATATGCTGTACGTTCTGCGTATAAATGCAATTTAATTCTCGCCATTGTGCTTTTAATTGAGAATCCGGTAAATATTTAATTAAATCAACGTGCCATAATCTCATTTTGTCTCCTTACATTTGTCTAATACTGATTTTGCTTCTTTTTTGGTTGTACATTGTTTGATTATAGTTCCATAATCGGCGGAACACACAAGCCAATAATCGTAATCTTGATACGGCGAATAATTTCGAACGATTTCGTACTTCGGCAATAACAAGCCTTTTTCTATTTGGTTTTCAAGCTCGTAAAGTCGCTTGTAAATATGTGAATAACCGTATTCTTTCCTTAAATCAATATCTTTCGACCACGGTTGTCCCGTTAATCTTTTATATTTCCCCATATTCTCACTCCGTAAATTCGTTTATAAATTCGACTTCGCTGATTTCGCCGAATACGTTTTTGACAAAAATTTTTCGAGCAACATATATAAATGGCTTGTATTCAAATTCGTCAACGCCATATAATTTATCAACTGTGATATGTTGTAAGATAAAGTCTTTTTTGTTTTTATTGTCTTGCGGTGTTTTGCAGCGAATTTTTATCGCATAATGCGGGTTGTTTTTCTGATAAGGGTGTATGCCTAACAACTTCCAAATCAACTCTTGACCGATATACTCAATTATCATTTTACAACCCTCTTATGTTCTCATATACTTCCGTTAAATCATCCGTAATATTTTCAACCGTTATATTTTCAAGTGAGCCATTCCCATATTTCAAAACAAGCATATGAACCGCTTTCATCATAAAATTTCTTATCGCCATATCGCTGTCTGCTTCGGGTGTCTTTTCTTTTACTACGCCACATTTATCTACGGTTTCTATACGTTTTTGCAAAAAGTCAATTATGTCATTTGGCTTTATTTCTACCGATACTCCTATAATATTTTCAATATATCCGCATTTTTCACACATATTACGAATGTCGGCTACGGCAAAATAATGGTCTTTGCCGTCGATTTTTTCGGACTTTATGCAAGGGTTAATACAAACTTCTTTGTTTTGTACTTCTTTTCCGCAATTCGAACAAAAAATTCTCATTTATTTTCTCCTTTGGATTTTGTTTTCTTATCATATTTCCCAAGGGTTCTATTTGTGTCTATTAAACTTTTAGTAGCAAAACCCAAACTAAAACACGATAAACAAATGCCAATAATTGATAATATAATCGTTAATATTTTCATCTTTGTAATTTTTACTCCTTAAAAACTTTTTAATTCGGGTTTGAGTGAGCCTTGACGATAAATAATTATTTTTATCTTCAAGTCGTTTTCGTCGATGAACTGTTGTAATTCGTCGACATCAATCGAACCGTCTTCGATAAGCCAATACTTCCATTTTTCAGTTTTATTTTTCTTTTTCATTTTCATACTCCTTTAATAATTCATTTAATTCGCTTTCCGTTATTGTATAATCACGCTCGATAAATTTGTATGTTATAGCGTCATTAGACGCACTTTTATGAGTCTTTTCTTTCAACTTTTCCGCAAATTCTTATTCTCCTTTTATAATCTCTTGCTTGTTGCTCGGTCATTCTGCAGGTTATAACACTGTCATTTTTTCTTTGAAATACTGCCCAACAATCATCACATTCGGAATAAAATGGCTCGTCTATAAAGATAAGAGTTCCGTTTTCAATTTTATTTTCCAACTCGGCAAGGCGATTATATGTTTCAAGAAAACGGTCGTAATTGTCGCAAGTGCCATTTGGTCTATTACAACCGTAGGGTTCGCCAAAGTATTTACAACCACAACAGAAATCGGATTCGGGGTCATATTCATCACGGTTATTGTTTGTTAATCTCTTATATTCGCTCATTTTTCTATCAACTCCTTATTTTTCCATTCTTTATACCACGCCCAAATATCTTCTCGAGAAATCCAATGCTCAAAAGCAAAATTTTCTATATCAACACTGCCACAAAAACAGTTATGATCCAAAGCCTTTATGAATTCCTCTTTAGTAGCTTTTTTGATAGCCTCTCTCCAATCTTCCATAACTACCTCTTTAATATTTTAATATATTTTATTCATAAATTTATAATATAAATATTTAATATCCTTATCATTCTCAATTTTAATATTAAGCTCATACGTATCCTTGCCATACGCATCTTTATATTCCTTGAGGTCATCTTTAACTATATGCGATAAAACTATATCACCATAATAATCTCTTATATATTGCGTATATTCGTTAAAAGATTTGAAACCTCTTGCTACGCCTCCGTAATTCTCTACGATTACTTTATCCGGATATTTATTAAACAACCCAAGCACTCTCATATTAATTCTCCTTATATACTTATTATATCTCAATTATTGCTAAAAATGTACAAGATCTTATTCAAAAGACCAGTAGCCAATAGTTATAAATTTTACCTGCTCAACACTTTTACAATTTGTATGGATATAAGATTCCGTTACGGAATTCAATTTATAACCTTTGCCGTCCCTTCTCGGAAATGCACGCTGTACCTGTAATTTTAACATAATGTCTTTGCCGTTCTTTATAGCTTCTGCGTGGCGTATTACCGATAAAACCGAATATTCGTCTATCACCGAACTTTCGATAATATAGCTCGCTTTGTCATTAATTTCCGCCAAATCAACCGTTCTTTCGTCATTGAATTTTATAAGCATCCTTTCATCTCCTTATAATATGTATTTATTGCTTTTTTGTAAAGCTTTAATAATTCGGCATCTTCGTGTAAATCTTTTACCGTATATCCAAATCTCGATAAAACCTCATCGTCACTTTCACTATATGCGTATTCGAGATTTTTCATTTCGAGGACAAAACCTTTAACGAGTTCCTTTTGATTTTTGCGGAATTCTTGCATTTCTTTTTTATGGCGAGCCAACATCTCGTCCAATGCTTTTTCGTCTGCAGAACGTATGAACCCTCCGCCTCCGATACTTAATAATTTTTCACCTCTCCAGTTATGTTTGTCAAGCATTTCTTCAAACTGTTCTTTACTAAATGCCCATCCGAATGGAAATTCGTTATATTCCTTTTCATGTTTTGCCTGCAACTGTTTATACGTTATCATAATTATATCTCCTTATTTTTCAATTATTCTCCACTGACGATTGTCATAAAATGTGTTTGCATAAGCTTCTGCTTTCGTAAAAGACGTAAACTTATCTGCGTACATCCAATTATTATTTATCTTGATTTCCAACATAAATACCTTTCTCATAATTATATCTCCTTATAATTCAATGCTTTTGCTATAATAAGTTTGCAACCGCGATCTTTATATTGCTTATATCTATCGCCGTCAAGTAAATATTCAAGACGTTCTCTGCTGTTGCTGAATTCCAATACCTTGCCGTCATGTTTAACACCATTGTAAACTGTGTAACAAATTATCATATACATAACTTATCTCCTTCGAATGTTTCACTCATTCTTCACTTATATATTAACACACTTATAGACACTTGTCAAGTAATTTTTATAATAATTTTAAGAATAATTTAGAAAATTTTTAGAAAAATAAAAACTATGCAAATTAACACATAGTTTTTATCCAATTTATTTATTAAGTTTACTTGCTTCGTCACTTGCGATTTTATCTACGAACTCATTTAAGATATTTCCGCTATGGGCTTGAACTTTTATCCATTGTACATTATGTATCTGCATTAAATAGTATATTTTTTGCCACTCGTCTACATATGCAATAGGTTTTCCAGAATTTGTTTTCCAACCATTTTGCACCCAATCATATATCCATTTCGTAGCACCGTTTATAATCCACGCAGAATCTGAATACACCGCAACATTACAAGGTATTTGTAAATGATTAAATCCTTGTAATACTGCCGTTATCTCCATTTCGTTGTTTGTCGTATGTACTTTATTGCCACTAACCGTCTTACAATAAGGCTGATTAAAATCGACTTCATCTCGTAAATGTACGCACCAACCTCCTGGTCCTGGATTTCCTTTGCATGCTCCGTCCGTCCACATTTGAATTGTTTTCATACAAGCCTCCGTTTCTTTCGATTGTCGACTTCGTTTCCCCAACAATCCCATCCCTCGGCTTGTTGTCTTGCGAATAACTCGATACGTGGTAAATCACCAAATAATTCAACAATGCGTTCTCTTGCTTGATTTGGTTTCTTCGAATGTTCTTCTACGGG